TACGGAAAAAACTCCGCAAAACAATGCGACGGCCGACAAGGAAGGGCGGATATTCACCGGTTGGTCCAAACGGAGGCAACGAAGGATATCCGATTACAAGTTATCCAGAAGGACAATCGGGTGCGCTTCCAGATCCCATGGCAGCAATGGGAGTCCCTATGGGAAAACAAGTGTTTTAGACCAACGAACATTTCAAACCAGCACTTTAATCAACCAAGTTCTTTATGACATTTTTTACATAGCATCCATACACCAACATTTATATGTTCTAATATAAATTCTCTAACAAATAATATTAACTCAAGCTCATCATCTGGATTTGTATGAATTCTATCTAAGACTTCTAGAGCTATTTCTGGTCTACCTTTTGTATGAGCTCTATCAAGCTGTGCTTTGATTCCACAGTGCTCACATGATGTTTTACCAAGACATTTTTTGAATACTGAAAGGTGTATATTTCTAAGTTCTCCCATAAATGCTTTGAGTATTTTTGAATTTTCTCCGCAAACACGAACACCTTTATAATTTTCTAATGACTTACTTTTTAGAGCCTTTTCTACTACAATCTTTTGCTCAGCAAGTCTCTCTGTAGACATAGGTTTTGTCGCCATTTTGGATAGTTTAGTTTTATTGATACTTAACAATTCGTTTTTACTGGATTCAATTTGTATGTCATCAAGTGCTGGTTTGAAATGTTCGTTGGTCTAAGATTTATAACTCCTACCCGTGTTAAATTCTCCTCGTTGAATCGCTTGTACTGTTTCTGCGGCCCCCATCCAATACGGAGACATTGCAGAATACTTTGCTTGTTGAAATGGATTAGTGGGTTTGAATTCCATAAATGTTGCAAACGGTGTAATATCTACCTTTTCAGATTTTGGAATTGTAGGAATGGATACATCTGGACAAAGGTGACCCGCAGTTGCTAATTTTGCAAGATATTCGCGATATGCGGGAATACTTTTGAATTGTCGGGCATCTCCTCCCACCGTTTTTCCGACCCACAAATCTTTACTAATCGGATAAATGTTTTGCAGACAATCCGCAAAATATTGCGACATTATATTTTGAGAAGACTTGATTTATAATGTAAGCATGGCAAAAGTTGAAGTATTAGGAGTTTTTGGTGATGATCTTATGGTTGTCAACGCTGCTCGGGTAAGTTTTCATAAAGAAAGCAAGGTGATGAATCCACACGATGAAAGACTAATCAAGTATCTTGCTCGTCATAATCATATTACTCCGTTTTTTCATCCACAAGTTCAGTTTCGTATTCGCATGCCTATTTTTGTAGCACGTGAGTGGTATCGTCATCAAATTGGCTTTGCCCGAAACGAAGTATCGCGGCGATATGTTGACGAAACGCCTGAATGTTTTGTCCCCGATTATTTGCGACAGCGAGATGCAAAAATCAAACAGGGCAGTAGTAGTGAAAAAGTAGAAGATAATGATTCTTGTCTATCGTTAATCAATACTCTTCAAACAACGGCCGTTGAAGTATATGAAGAACTTTTGAAGAAAGGGGTATGTCCAGAACAGGCTCGCATTGTTCTCCCTCAATCAATGTATACTGAATTTATTGAAACCGGGTCATTAGCTGCATATGCTCGTCTGTGTAAACTCCGCCTAGATCCTCATGCACAGCGCGAAATACAAGTATATGCCGAAATGATATCTGATATTCTGTCAGAAAAATTCCCGGTATCGTGGAAAGCCCTGACGGAAGTAACTGACGGAAGTAACTGACGAAATAAAATTACATCTGTTTCACTATAATAATATGCCTTCAAAAAGTAAGAAATACGAAAAGAAAAGTGATCAAGAAAAGGTCAAAGAAGAACTTTCAAAAGATATTCCGATGATTATTCGTATTTATCGCAAAACATGCCCTGCGTGTCAAATGTCTGAAAAACCTTGGAAAGAATTTTGTAACAAAGGCGTTCCAGGATTTGTTCTTGTTGAGATTGAAGAAAGCGCAATGCCTCCTGAAATGATGACTGGAATAAGTGGATTTCCAACATATGCCGTTCATGATGATAAAACTGGCAGTAATAAACACCATACCGGGGCACTCATGACCCCGGCAGACATATTAAAATTTGTTAATACTGAAACTGATTAGGCGGTAAGGCTTCTACGCTCCCCTTTGCGACTACATAGCCTTCTGATGGAAGTTTTCGTGACACATTGTGTTGATTTAAAAACTTTTGATATCCATCAAGGTCGTTCGGAATCGTTGTAGCCGCCTGTGTAATCCACGTGCGCGCAGACTGTGCAAGTGCGAATTTATCAGAAGTGTCCATGTATAAATCAGACGTTTTACTAAACGCTTCATCTATGCTTGCTTTCACGGCGGGGTTTGTTACATCTGGGGGTGCTGACGACCGGGTTACATTATCAACGTAATCCGTAAGCAAAACATTCATAAACGGATTGCTCGCAGTGGGCACGGCATATGTTCCTTTATTTGTGAACGTCTCTTTTAAGATTTGAGTCGTTGGATACATCCGAAACAGAACCACAGATACAAACATAACAATTGGGATGAGTAACAAATAATTTGTATTTCTTGTAAAAAAAGACACTACGATACTTGAATAAAAAGTAAATCGAACAACTGCATTCAGTGCCTCTGGAACAGTCATTTCGTGTGTAGGTACGAATCTATCCCACTTTTTAAAAAGATTTGCAGGGTCATTTAACCAAAATACCTCGCGACTCATTAATTAATATTGTCATATTATTTACCTAACTTTCTCTGTAATCGTGCCAACATGCGTGCCCGACGAGCATCTGGATGATTTGACATTAGAACTTGCGCAGGTTGAACTTCACGCGTCGTTGTATCACCAAATAATTCAGTCTTGAAAAGTTTTCCAAGAGAATGTTTAAATTTCTCTTTTAGCATTTCAATTTCTGCAATAAAGTCTTCTCTGCGTAGACTTCCTCGTTTCATCTTGTCTTCAATAAGACCTTGAACACTCTGTATTGCTTTTTTTGTTACAGGGTGTTCGGGATTCTTTACCATTTCAACCAAATTTTCAATATTGGAAAAATCTATTTCATTGAGACCTAATTTTTCAATGTTAAGATTCTCCATGACTTCCATGCCCAATTTGAAAATACGAGTTTCTTTCAACGTCTCCAAGAGTTCTTGAACACCTGTTTGTGTTTTTTCCTCTTTTAAAACTTCGTCAATTTCATCTGTATCTGTCTTGCCAGTGAATTTACTCCAAAGTTGCTTTATCGTATCCATAATGTCAACGCCCAAATACGAACACGCAAGAAGGAGTCGTGCATACGTCCATAGTTTTTCTTTTGACTTTTCGTTATCTGTATTCATTAATTGTGAAAAATCTACACCTCTTAAAAAATATCTCGGTTCACTAAATATGGAATCATCCTTCTGAACAATTTGTATAAAAAGAGGTTGTAAAACAGATTTGAAATAATCAACTTCTTGTTGGAAATCTATGTCGGCCGGATAATGTGCGTGGACAACATGTGCTACACTTGGAAAATCAGTGCAAATTTCTTTTAGACAATCCTTTAAAATTGTTTGAATATCCATTTTATAATATGGAAGACCTATTACTCTAAATATAATAACTTATCTCCATTTTTTACATATCGCGGGAGTCTAAAATGATCAAACAGTAACATCTTGTCATGCGTTTCGTAATGAAACCATCTTAAATCATTTTCATAGATTAAAGATAGTTTTCCAGTGCCGTCAATCAAATGAGAGGCTTCAAACAGCGATGGTATTTTTTCTAAATCAAAAAAATGACCATATACGACGTTATAATACACTGTTGTAACGTCAAATATGAATGGAATTCCTTTTTTTAATATGGATGCTTTTTGAATGTATATCGCCATATGTTTGTATCGTTGTATCCTTGTAAATGTTTAAAGCGCTACTCTATTGCCGCCTCGGTATGCAAGTTTCTTTTCCTCTGCATCCGTCATACACAAACAACCAACATCATTGGTAATGCTGGTTGGACAGCACTCGGGTTTAAATGTAGAGTTTTGGAACTCAAAGAGTTCATTATCATTCGCAGCTTCGTAAGGTTTCAAAGGAACGGGTGCGCTTGTAGGAGACCACGAATTTCCATTTGAAATATCTATTCCAGCATAGACACCCTGTTCACCCCCCGAAACAGGTGCTCCGACATCTTGTTGAAAAAACCCTTCCCGTTGAACAAAAACATAACGAAGCAACAATCCTACGACAAATGCTGCAACGCCCACACCCATTACAACACTTGTCTTGTCTTTCATTATCTATGTCTTTCCATTTAATTTTTGAAGGACGCGTTCCTGTATTCTTTCTAATGTATCAACATCGTGGCTATCTGGATAGTCTCTCACAAGTGTTTCGTTATTTATCAAAAACATTCCCGAGTAATCATTTTCCATAAACACTTGCATTTTATTGTTTTCAAGGTATACTACTCCTATTATTTTCCCATAGCTCGTAATAAATCCAGGATACAGATCTTTAAGCAAAATTTCGTCAATTTTATCTTCGGGAGACAATGGCGTATATGAGGGCGGTTCATCGTCGCATTCTTCATAATCAGAAAATGTAATTCCATTTATTACAATCTGATGCGTGGTTGTATTCAAGCATATAATTTCATCCGGTTGATCCCCGATATATATGTACGACCGGTATGCGTCCTTTACATATTTCCATTCTCTATTTTCTCTCACGAGATGATTCCCTGCTACGATAACGTCATTGTACTCATATAGCGGGATATTTGATGCATCAAACCGCATAACTGCGGTGACACGTCCTGACGCAATCTCATCTCCTACCTTTATGTGCTTTAACAATACATATGAACCATCTGCCATTCTTATGGACGTATCTGGATGAAAGCAACTATATGTCATTCCAAGAGATGCACCAATTGGAATAAAAAAGAATAAAAGTGGAGGAAATACTATACTTAATAGCACTCCTAGACCGAAAATGATACCTACCAAAGAACGCAAGAGCGTCATACTAAATTCAAAAACAGAAATCATAAAATTCACAGATGTAGAAGCAATAACTGCCGTGTATCCTGCGGTTCCGACAATACGTTGTGTTAAATCTCGTATTCTACCAATCAAACTCACGATTGCGCTCACAGAATTCCCTAATTTCCCAAAGAAATCGTTTGCATAGGAAAGAATGAAATTTTGCATTCCGGTTGTAAACCCGCGAAACTTGTCAAGAGAACCAGTTATTCCAGAAATAACTTTTGTAAAGAGTGAAAACATTAAGTGGATAGGTTGTGTCAATAATTCAAATATGTATTGAGCATAACTATTTGTACAAAACTGAAAATTCTCTGATGTACTTACATCGGAGAACATTGAACTAAACGGCATGTACAATGGATTACATCTATACTGAACCCAATTGTCCTTTATTTCTTGATAATTTGCTTGTGTGACTCCCAACATAATAATACCTACAATTATGAGAGGTCCCATTATGACTGCGCCGATTGATATGGCGTCCATACCTATTATACTTTATGCTTCTTCTTTTTGAATTTCTATATCACGCCACGAATGAATTTCTTCATCAATTGTTTCTTGATCATCCAAAATTAATACACAATCGTTGAATGCAGAACAAGCAACAAAACACCCGTTTTCTGTTAAGAATTGGTAAAATGTAAATTTTCCTTCTTCATATAACGAAGTCACTGCATGAACTCCGTCGTCTTCTATCACCCATGTTCCGCGTGCAAGTCGTATGCCCTTGAATGTTGCAGATTCCAGTAAGAGATGTTTCACAATACCAATAACTTGGCCACCTCGAAGTAACTTATCACCAATCTTTATATTATCGGCACGTATCCCCTTCATATTTTCATCAAGAACTTTTACGTAAGGTCGTATACCCGTATATCTATATTGTAGAGGATTTTCTATTTTTTCAGGGCTTTCTCGTGTTCCATACTTCATTTGAACATAACGAAAGAATGTCTGCAATATATAGACATTGTCTGTTTCTTCATAATCCTTGAATACAAATTCGTCAATCGGTATAACATGATCTTCGGTGTTCAAACAGTATAAAATATTACATTTTGGGGCTTTATTTGCGTAAGGATGATCTTCAACTCGTATCCACTTTCCGTCGTGTCGTACTTTATGATTTCCAGACACGTGAACGAGTCCTAAATAATACATTTGGGTATCCATTCCATTAAATGATAGAACGCTCTTGATTTCTTTACCATTCTTTAATCTCATCCCGGGTTCAAGGCAATAGATTGGAAGTTTTCCACAATCTGTTTCTATCCTCGTATGGGGACTGAAACATAAAAATTCTGCTGCCTGACCAATGGGGCCATTTGCAACACTCTGACCGGTTTGTATACCCGTGTTCACAATATTCATGAGAACTGCAAATGTTGCAATCATTCTATTCATGATGGTTCGCACTCGTCCAATAATTTGAACGGTAGAACTCATTGTATTCTGAATCTTTCCATAAGTAGATTTTATGATGCCCAAAAACCCCTCCGACGCACCTACAACAGCAGATCGTATTGAATTCATGCTGTCTAATATTGTATTTATTGTATTTGTCAAGATCGCAAAGTTAGAATATAGCGGATCCATCACAAATCCGGCATACGTATTCACAGATTGTAATGTACAATTCATAAAGTTTGTTCCAACATCGCCTCCAACCAATCCTGCTAACGGCATATATACTGGATTACATCTATACTGAACCCAATTGTCTTTTATTTCTTGTAAATTTGACATTCCATATGTATACACTGCTGCGATAAAAGCAATTGCGGTTGTTATTAAAACCACCAAAACGGATCCAATCATTTATCTTCTCTTGTTTTGTAACACTAAAAACATGGCGACAAATCTTGACTCACTATCTCTTGCGGAACTTAAAAAGTGTGCCAAGGGGCGAGGTATCAAACAGTATTACATTATGAAGAAGGATGATTTGCTCGCGTTATTAAAGATGCCAGAGATTCCGTTGAGCTACAAGATTGAAAAAATGACAATTACAGAGCTTCGAGAGGTTGCAAAGGGACGAGGTCTTCGCGGATTTTGGGGGCTTTCAAAGGGAGAAATTACAAGGTTATTGTTTCCTGAACACCAAGAAGTCAATCATGCTTCCTCGAATCAACATGAGAAGAATCACGGCAAGGCAAGTGAACATGAGAATCCAAAGAATCAAGATACCGAGGAGGTACGGGTATAATTCTTTAAAGATTCGCGATAGAATCGGTCGTATCACATGTATTTCAAGAAATGTATGGGTTTCTTGCTTTGCTCCAAATTCCAATATGTCTTGGAAAATATTATCAAAAAATCCAGTTGACTTTTTTTCCATAATTTTGTCTCAAAAGCAATATAAATCTGCAATGAAACTTTCCCAACAGAACCTCGTTCGTCTTGGCGCCGTCGTTGTTGGAATCGCCGTATTAGTTGCTGTTGTAAATGCGTATACTGGTTCCAAGTTAGGCGAGGGTCTTGAAGTGGGCGGTCTAGAACCGCAAGGTCCTCTATCAAATGACCCCTCTTACCCCGCCGTTGTCAACCCCCATTCACAAGGTGGCGATATGGCGCCCACGATGGCGCAAGAGTCGCGTCATCCCAGCGGTCAACAGACATATGCACAGACTGTTCTGTCGCCCGAAGAACTCTTACCAAAGGGCGGTCTCGGCGCATCATGGGCTGCGACAAACCCGGTTGGTATGGGTGACCTTGCAGGGCAAAACTTCTTGACGCCGACGTATCACTACGGCATCAATACAGTAGGACAGACGCTGCGCAATGCTAATCTCGACCTGCGTTCCGACCCGCCGAACCCGCGCGCCCCCGTTTCGCCGTTCTTGAATTCAACAATCGAACCTGACCTCTACCGCCGCGCCCTTGAAATCGGCGAGTCCGGTGTCGGCGGCGGCGTCCAGTAAATCTACCACCGCTTTGTAACAATACGAAAACCGCTTCTTGTAGATTTTTCGGAACTCCGTAGGCATGTAAATCAGTAGGTTCAGTTATAAACTCCTTTTCATCTGGAGAAATATTCAAACGTTTTAGTATTTCTTCGGGTGTCTCTCTCTTCACAATTAATATGTCTTTTTTTCTCGGAGTAAATGTTGTCTGAAAGGTCCGTCTTCCGTACATTTTTTCAATTTCAACGGGTTTTGAAAAGTCTCCGTCAAGCAAGACAAGGACTTCTTGTTCTCCCTTGTATTTGTTTGGAATTCCATACACTTCAAGAGTCTCTTGAACATCCAGTATACGTGTCCCGGGTAAAAGCGTAATTTCATAAATGCAACAGTCAACACCTGTAAATCTTTTTACGTCTTCTGCTAAGGAAGTAGATACCCATGACCCTGTACGAATAAAATCAGCACCACTTTGACCGCGATATACGGTCATTTCATCGTCAAGGACATTACCATCCGTCTCAATCAATTTCTTAATTTCTAATGCGTCAGATGACCCTTTGCCATATTTTCCAAATTCATTTACATAACGATTGAGCGCCGCTGCCATTATTTATTACCTAATAGATAATGAAATTCAGTCCGCAGGTCATTGCGGTATTGTTTGCCGTTCTCGGATATTTATTTTACATGTATGTTCACGGGGGTCCTGGAAATCTGATTCATATTAAATCTCAATTGGATGGAAAAACTTATCGCGTACAAGATCTTCCTAACAAGCAGGAGGCTACAGAAATGTTAGCAAAAATTCATGGAAATCTAATAAAGTTATATAGTCATTACAGCCAAGAAGAGTATGCAAGTGATCCCCCTGCAAAATTGTTTGTTCAACGATTTAATCCAGAAAATATGATGGAAAATTCAATGACTTCTTCTGACACATCATATAGCGAAAACAAGGGTGAAAAAATTGTTCTTTGTCTACGCGATAAAACCTCGCCCCCGCATTATCCACTTGTAGACTTGAATACTGTGATGTTTGTTGTTCTCCACGAAATGGCGCATCTAATGACTGCTGAATTATCAACAACATCACATACGCCCGAATTTTGGGCAAATTTTAGAAGAATTTTACAAGATTCAGAACGTATGGGGATTTATTCAGCTGTAAATTATAGTCATTCACCCGTTGAGTATTGCGGAATGACAATTACAGATAGTCCACTTTAAGGAGGCAGCGGTTGAGGTTATGAAGTAGAAGTATAACTTCCATCTGTTTGATTTTTCTTTACAAGTACAGCACTGTTATAAGAATATCCATTCAGTATCGCAGAAGACATACGAAATGGGTTTTTCTTTTGTGTATCTACATATGTAGCATCTGCTTGCCCTTGTGCAACTCTCCGTATATTTTCAGTAACTGCGGATGAATCTGCGACTCTTCCTCCTTTTTTCCACGAACCCAATCCCACGCCAAATGAACTCATATTAATTATAGTCAAGTATAAATAATGGAGGAAACATATCCTGTCATCAACAAGGCAACAGGGGCAACTGTAAATATAAAGTGTTTTGTTGATGATACAATTGAAACAATTCAATTTCGCATTGGCGACGCGACAAACATTCATCCAGATAGAATGAGAATATATGTAAAAGTAGAACTTGACAGGGATTATTATGCAAAGGATTCTCGCAAGTGGGAAAATTTATATTTACGCATGTCTCCTGATGGTAAAATTCTTACTTCAAAATGTTTGTCTGCATACAATTCTGCACGAGAACCGCAACAGGTATTTCCTCAAATTGAATTTGATAAAATGGCTTGGATGGCGCTTGATCCGTCAGCGGAAACGTCCTTTACAGAATTGAGAATTTTTGGTGTTCCAGAAGAACGCTCGTGGATATTTCCATTGACAAATGTTTCACCAGAATATTTACCTATTCCGTCAAAAGCGACCCTTGACGTCAAAGGCATTCTGAAAACGATTCATTCACAAAAAATTATAGGATTTGAAGTCATTCCATATACCGAAGGAATGTCTCCGCAGGTTGAACTTGTATATTTTCCAAGATTGAGAAGTGGAACTCCCGTTCTTCCACAAAAGGATGTGATTCAATCCATACAAAGACAAACTAATTTATTGCATGCGTTGTTTGAATTGTCTATTCCGCCCCCAGACACTTCTGCAATTGTTCAGGCGCGATGGAAACTCCCTCTGGTAAATACTGATTTTGGAGGCGCGATACGAAATAGATTTGAACAGATTTTTTATGGAACAACGCTTTCAAAGGATATCCCTGTAATTACATTTTTTGGAGGAAGGCAAGAGCAATCGCGACATAAATTTTATACCGAGACGCCAAACAAGACTCCGATATTGGATGTAAGAACTTGGAATTATTGGTGGACGGCTACGAAACCGTCTAAACATCGTCCATCGTTGTTATTGTATCGTGGAACATCCAGAAATGTATATGACCGAATTACTATCAATGAAATTGAAATAACGTTGTCATCATCAAGAAGCAATGAAAGTCGCGAATCATTGGAAGATCTTCGCAAATCGTTAAACAATTTTTTAATGTCTATTGATGGAATTTCTACTTATTTAGACCCTGCAGATGTTGAAGACAACCGGTGGAATCTACAAGATGTATCTGCTGTTCTACATTATTCAAAAGAATTAAGAGAGGCAGATTTTCGTAGATTTGATTGTCTACGGAATATTTATGAACTAACAGATGCGGATAAATTGACATTTAAATTTTTACGTTCAGATCAGACAGATACCGGATTGACAGATGAAGAGATACGCGTTATTCAACTTCTCAAAGAAAATGAATATACAACCGCAGAAGATATACATGAACAGCTTCCGTATAAATCATTGTCAGAATGTGAAGTATTGCTCACTGCAACACGTCAAAAATTAGAAGATAATTCTGATCTAATAGATCGTCAGTACACGAATATACCAACGTTTCGTATGACAGCAAAGCAGGTTGCTGTAACACACGCGCCCGATATTCAGCGCATAGTGACATACATTAATATATTGCGCGACATCCTGTTGAATCCCGACAATCCGGGTCTAGATGCAGTGTGTCCAAAGAGAGTAGAAAGTATCCCAAGTGAAATAGCAGTCATTCCGATATCTACAAGAGAACAAGAAAAAGCAGAAAGCGAAGAAGATGACTATTTAGATGATTTGTTGGGAGAAATATCGGATATTGCTCCTGCTCCTGCTCCTGCTCCTGCTCCAACTGCGGTGTATGAAAAAAAGACACGAAAGGTCAAAGCAAAAGGGGCGACAAGTCTTGCATCTTATTTTATGGATCAACTTCACGAGTTTGATCCTCTTACATTTGATCCAGAAGATCCACAGGTCTTGCGCAAATGCGACAGACCTCGTCAACCGATTGTGATGAAAACCGAAGAATTAGAACGATTCACAGACGATCTTTCTCAATATACACCGACAGAAGAATCGCTTGATGTAAAAAATCCAGACGGGATCGTTTTGTGTCCAGAGTATTGGTGTACAATAGATAGAATCCCTTTGAAAAAAGATCAATTGGTAGAGGGTAAATGTCCAGTCTGTGGAGGTAAAATTCGTTCAAATGATAAAGCAATTGAGAAAACACAATCAACAAGTGAATATCCCGTTCTAGAACGAGATCCGTCGTTTGTGTATCCGGGCTATGTAAAATATAGATCAAAAAAGAATGATAGACCCATTCCTTGTTGTTTTACGACGCCTCAAAAAACCCGTGTCACATTGAAAGCGCCAGAAATTTCAACTCCGTCTACTGAAATGTTTTACATTTTAGGAGAAAACAAGACAGGTCTAGATGAATTACGCGTTGCGTATGTTCAAACAATTGTTATCAAAGCGCTGGGACTTTCAATTGATTATAAAGGAATAATAGATTCGTCAAACAGACTTCAAACAGGTCAAGGAGATTTTTTTAGAGCAGGTGTAGGTCATGCGCGAAATACCCTGCCTCGTATTCTAGATATAACGACAGAGGTAAAATCTCCTATACACAACCCCGACGTAATTGTTCGTTGTTCATTTTTTAGAACATGGAAAGGAGCAGATGTAGACCACGATATATCAGGATATTCTCCGGAATTGTCTCGTCGTATTGCTTCAATTGATAAAGCATTTCAAGAAAAGCAAATGACAGTATTAGAAGAATTGGAATACGTGTCACTGCTATTAAACTCCATGTGTTATACATTGTATGTGCAACCCGACAGTGTTCAATCTGGATGTTTTATGACATTTTCAGCAGTGAAAAACATGAAACGTGCCTTTTTAATATTAATTGATTCAAGCGGAAGCCCCGATTACTTTGTTCACGTATCAAAAACATCTATGACGCCAACTATACGCGGAAATTTATACAACAATTTATTTTCTATTGACATTCTCAAATATCTCGAACAATTGCGGATTGCAAGTTGTGTATCCGATGTTCCAACAATTGAAAAGGCATTAAAATTGTTTGTAAATACATCTCTTAAACCCCGTGTTCCAGAAATTAAAGTTGTATTAGACCCATACCGAAGAGCACAGGCGTTTTTTCTGCCAAACACTATATTGCTTCCTTTTCGGCCGACATCTAATGTTCCGACGTTTTTAGAATCAAAAATCACATATGCAGACATTCCACAGTCAGAATATCCTTTAAAAACTATGATGATTGAGTTTCTCAATATAGCAAAAGATATTCATGCAGGATTTGAGTATTCGCATGATGTTGGAAATATCATAGGAAATGTTACTGAAATTGTTACAAAGTCTGGATTACGAATTCCGGTAAAAACGGCAGATATAACTGAACAGTTTGAAGAAATCGCCCAAACCGTTATTGAAAAGAATGAAAATACACTTGCATTCGGAAAGGCAGACGCAGAAAGCGTCAAATTAGCTCGTTCAATCACATATGAAGCAGAGGTTTTTGATTTTTTGATTTTTCAACTATCGCGAGATATGGTAGAAGACGATTATCCTACGTTGAAGACAAATCTAGCAAAAGAACACCCGAGTATAGATGAATTACGAGAGCCCCTGCGAGAATGGATGAATACAACGATACGATTTACCGAAGCAGATAATCCACCTGCGTTTTATAGTAAAATAAGACATGCTTGTTCTGGGTCTCCAAGAGACAAGTGTACCGGACTCTGTGTCTGGGATGGTGCTTCTTGTCGCGTTCAAGTAAAGAAAGTGCGATCGGGTCTACAAAAAGAAACCCTAGAAAAACGATTATTGTCTACATTGAGTTCAAATGACAAGATTCGTTCTGTGATTTTTGAAAACAGAATGTCTCCGTTTTTCAGTTCAGTTCTCTATCTTGAATTGCCAGACGAAGTTATTTTGAGTGATCAAGATGTATATGTATTAATTAAATAATATATTTGCGCGTCGCACTGGGAACTGTTCCAATTGTCTCTATTATAATATATCATGCAATTATGTCCAGACAGCATCCGTCAAATAAATAATTGGGTATACGAATTTCATCGGGCAGACAGCATCTCTCGCGTGCGTGCATTTCAAAATAAGTGGGGGACGATATGGGAAATTATATGCGAAGACATTCGTCTGAAAACCCCGCGTTATCGCCCGAGGCAGATTTTGTCAATGGGTTTTTTCTGGTTTTGAATGCTACATCTCTATTGTGTGCGTACCGCCATCACATCCCAACACCGAACGGCACTCTGTACCGCATCCTCCGCGTTATTCATTGTTATTTCCCGATGGGAGAGACATTGCAGTTTTTTCAATATTTTCACCCGACTGCAATCCAAATGAGTTTGCGTTTTTTCAAGATAGATTGAAATTTGTAAAAAGAAGGGCACGGTCCTTGAATGAAATTTATCGTTTCTTATAATAAATGGCAGACGAACTAGTAACCGGTGGCGCTTACGTAAAAGCGGTGGGATCCCGTGCAGAGGTAATGCATGGAACGGCAAAACACACGAGCGGCGGTCTCACAAAGAAGCACCTGAAATACAACAAGTATGGTCGCATTGTCTCTGCGAAAAAGTCAACAATGGCAAAGAAAAGCAAGACGTTAAAGAAGTGGGAAAAGAAGACGGGTATGCACTGGACGATCAAGAATGGCAAGCCCGTAAAGGTTGCCAAGAAATAAAATGGGTGTAATTGAAATTTGTGTCTTGTCTGGAATATCGTTGTGTATTCTTGTTATCATTTACCGGTTTGGAATGTATTATTATCAGAAATGTCAACAGACTCCATAGTTGAATCGGTTATTTCCAAGTTTCGTGAACGCTCGGAACTTGGAAAAAAGAAATACGGAGTTACATTAGATAGAACAGATCTTTCTTTGTTAGATTGGATTCGTCACGCCCAAGAAGAACATATGGACGCCATTTTATATCTTGAAAAATTAAAGCAACAATATGAAGATGAACATTGCGCAGGAACCACAGGAATTACAAAAGGGGTTAATGGGGCAAACTAATTTTTCACCTCTGTTGTTTATATTTCCAACAACTAGTAAAAACGCGATGCATATGAAGAATATGAAAAGCAACATAGATATTTTTTGGATAAGTGCTCATGGAAAGGTTGTAAAAGTATATCGCAATGTTCCACCGTCGGATACGGAACTGTATCCTTCGGTTGTTCCGGTAAAGTATGCAATAGAAGCAAAGCCCGGTAAATTACCATACAAAGAGGGAGATTCATTGGATATGAAGCGTATAATTGAGCGGGGCAGTCTTCCTAAATAATTTTTTAACAGATTCAATATATCTGTTGCGCAATGTTTCTATTGTATCATCTTTTCGTGGAGTAATTGGATTTCCGACGTATGAATGAATTTCGTCAATTGGTTTATACGAAAGTTGATACCATTTATACAATGAATGTAGCGTTACGAACGGTATAGAAATACCAAAATGAGTATATAAAAAGTCGTTTAGTGATTCTGTATAATAATTTTTTGCAGGTTCAAAGAGTTCATTTTCTCCGTAGGTAAGAACTGGAATGATTGGTTTTCTTGTTTCAAGAGAAATCTTAAAAAGACCACTTCGTTTCTTTACATGCAATTTTATTTTTCGTGGTTCAGTATCCATCATTTCGCGGACGCCTCCCAGCATAATGGATACTGAATGTCCCGAATGAATCGTTTGTTTAATACTTTGATAATCAGACGGAATGTTGTTGAAGTATGATGCAATGTCGTTTACTACGGGAATATAATGAAACAAAGACAGACTTACAATATTGTTTGGAGTGTACATATCGTGTCGTGCAAGTTTTAAAGAATTAAACATTGCGGAACTCACTGAAAATAATCCATGTGGAGACCATACAAATAGAGCAGACGATGGTGGACGATATGAGAGATGAAGTTGAAACGTTGCCCGAATATTCTCTTCCACGCGTGAATTTCGTAGTAGTCCTCCCAATGCATCAAAAAGAAGTTTTTTCGGAGTCAGCCCATATAAAGAAATTACAAGAAGACCAAGAACAACGTTCAAAGAAAGAAGAATCGCAAACAAAAGACATACCAGTAAAGAAAAAACAATTAGAAGAGGCCAAAAGTAGAACATCCGGCTCACACTATTCACCTCGCAGATTTTTTACAGATGGTTGGAACTCATTGTGGCATTTTGTTTTTGGAGTGTTTGCAATAAAATTCAAATTATTGGTTCCACTCTTTATATTCTACCAATGTCTGGATATTTTTGAATACAATATTTTTATTGACATTTGGGAATTTTTATTAGGATATATATTTGGATACGCATTTTATATGATTTAAACAATTCTATCTTCAACACATAAAATGTCTTATCTTGTGGAGGCAAAGACAATTCAGGCAGGGGCCATACGAACTCTAATAGAGGCATTAAAGTCCATTCTTATTGAAATGAATTTTACTTTTGATAAAGATGGAATCAAAATGGCTGCTATGGACAATACACGGACAGTCTGGGTCCATATGCGTTTGGATGCCAATAAATTTGAAAAGTATCATTGTGCACAGACAACTGTCGTTGGACTCAATACCGATCATCTATACCGAATTGTCAAGACAAGCACAAACGATGATACATTGACCTTTTATATGGAAAAGAATGATACAAACCATTTAAAAATCCTGCTTGAAAATGGTGAAAAGAAGGAAGTGACACGGTATTCACTTTCGCTTCTTGACAGAGATGAACCCGAAATTGAAATGCCTCCGACGGAATTCTCTGCACGGATTACGATGCCGTCTGCAGATTTCCAGAAAAAGTGTCGTGATATGACACTTTTGATGGCAAAGACGGTTGAACTCAAAAGCATTGGAAATACACTCGTGATGTCTTGTAAGGGACAATTTGCAAATCGTGAAACGGTTCTCGGAGATAGCAGTTCTGATTTTCTAATCAAGAAGGAAGAACCCTCTACAATCATTTCCGGGAACTTTTCATTGGCACATCTGGTTCTCTTTACAAAGTGTACAAATCTGTCAAACAATTTAGAGCTCTACATGAAAAATGATTGGTTCTTAATGATTCGCTATGTCATTGCAAATCTCGGTGAAATCAAGTTATGTTTGATGCCGAGTTCATCTTCGTAAGTTATTGCGTCAATTTCAATATTACGACCCCCGATGCAATTAGACCAATTGCAATGTAATCGTGAATGTGTAAGACTTCTTTGAATATAAACACGCCTACGACGGTTGTCGCAAGAACAGAAAGCGCAGACCAGAGGGCATTTGTAATGCCAAGACCTTTCAATTTAAATATTTGGCAAAGCAAATAACCTACAATCGCATAAAAGAATATGCCTCCGTAGAAAAACCCCATGAATTCATTGGACTTTTTAAAGCAGATCATCGCGAATGTTTCAAAAAGAACAATTAATAAAATATAACCAAGTATTCTATTTTCTACCATATTATTAATGTTACAGAAAGAACATTATTTTTGTATATTTATTGGTGTATTGGTTGTTATTGGTGTAATTCTACTTGCTGTATTATAATGCTGGGAATTACACTTGTCATTGTGTCTCTACTCATTGTTGTCGCTGTTCTTTATGGACATCAAAAACGAGAGACGTTTACAAATATGAAGGGCGCATTTCCGAAATGGGTAGATGTATTAAACCAGGTTCGAAAAATTCTAGATGAACAATTTGAATACGATGCTATGAAATTTTCAGAATTTGTGGATAAGCAGGCGACGTATGGTTTCAGTATAACCGCAGATGAAATTAACGAATTTATGAATTCCCCGTTATCTAAATATCTTCCAAAAAATTTTACATTAAATACAGACCTTCCGTTTGATTCAAAAATGGCAATAAATTATGCAAAAAGAAGCGCACATGTCGCAGAAATGAAAACCCCAACGGATAAGACAAAATTAGTCCGTGCGTACATAGAATACTATGAGAACAACGCACTTAGTGAAAAACTTAAATCGGATGCTCTTTTTGTTATCCTTAACGAGTGTAGACGTGAGGATATTATAACCAAATTAAAGGAAAAAACAACCTTTTCATTATTATAAATGTCAACATCTGTGAATGCACAAATGGCGGCTGCGAATCCATTCATGATTGTAGGCGGAATAAGTGGAGGTGCAGTTCCGGCGGTTCTTACAAAAGAACAAATCCGCGGAAAACATTCACAGGTAGAAAACAAAATTCAAGCACGCGGATTGGCAGATTCAATGATAAATAGAAGAGCAGATAGATCTACATTTTTAGAAGGATTATTGCAGGATAATAAATTAGAAGAAGCGAATGCATATGTAGATAGAATTGCCGGACTATTACCTGCCGACGGAGGCCGAAAGTCTCGCAAAAGAACTTACAGAAGAAAACACACTCGTAAGAATAAGAAGCATGGCAAGAAAGTTTGATTTTAATGGAACACATGTTCCACCTCCATATATGGATAGATCATTCAATGGAACAGAAAATATGATTTCACGAGCATCGGCGAAAGAAGCCCCCGACGTAGCAATATATGATTACAATAATGTTGGAAATGTTGAATGTCTGGAAAGTATGACAACAAGTTTTGATATGATTGGTGTAGATCAGCAATCTACTTCTTTATATGGACAGATTGGAACGGAACGCAAGGCAATCTACAATTCGGATACATTGTTAAATGATGCGTGGTTTTGTGTAATTTCAGACGACGGAGGAAAACTCTACAACATTTTGAATACACTGAAACAGAAGGGTATTCATTATCCCGCTGATCATCCGTTTACAAATATGTTTGGAACCACTACTTTGTGGGAAAAAATTAATGATATGGAACTTAACATTCCTGGTAAAGTACGCGAAGATACTCGTAGACTGTTTTCAATGTTTCATAAATAAATCATCTGCTCGGTTTCTTTCTCGCGGAATCCATCGCACCCCTGTCCATTCTGTTTGTTCTGCGTCTTTTCTAATTTTCCATTTGTAATATCTTGCGTATTCTCGTTTGGGTATAATGTCATTTAAAAAAGTGTTTATTACACCTAAATTATCATTTTCAATGCCAATATCTGTGAGGTTGTGTTCAAGACCAAACAATAAAGCATTGTGTACCGCTTTCCATTCTGCCTCTGTTGAACTTTCCATTCGTATGGGATATGAAACGCGTCTATGTTGTTCAAATAACACTGCTGTTCTTCCCATTCCACTTTTGAACGAGCCATCGCATTGAACAATGGAAAAAACAGCTGGTTGAAGTGTTTTTGTAATGTTTATGAAAATTTTACGATGCATTCTTTATTGTTATCATTTTACTTTCTTGAACGGTGCGCAGTATAGACCACGTCATCCGTTATTTTAAGAAGCATCTTTGGATTCAATAAAAGACGAGACGATGCACTTGTAGTAGAATTCCAAATCTTTACAATATTGAAATCTCCCTTTGGAGACGTTGAAAATCCAGTATATGTTTCTGTTTTATCTGTCATAACTCCTCCGTCAGTTATTACTGAATGAACCATCAAATCAATCGCAACATCTTGAATTTCCCGTGTTGAAATCTTTTTACTCCAAGACCCCCCGTGTTGATTTTCAGGAACTTCCCAGATGGGTCTAAATCCCCTCTTCATAAAGAAGAAGTATCCGCATTCCCATGCCTCTTTCGGTATGGCAGAAATTACTGTCCAAAGTTGCTGAGGAGTAATCAAATCCGCGACCTTCTTGTAGTTTGACAGCGACCAATCCTTGTTGCGAGGATCGAAGTACCACAAAACCCATGTGTTCACGAATTTTGTGGTCTCCATTTTATTATAGGGGACTTTAAATATGTAAGCGTTTTTTCATATCCGTTTTGCCGTCAAAACGAATCTATAAAAAACTCTGTACATAATATCTATGGCGACTCTCAGTGCAGATATTATGTATTCTCTCCGTTTCTGCAATCTTTTGAAGCTACCACCCAGTGTGCAAGATGTAATTTCGTCAATGCATCTTGCCCCAGTTGCCCCTGTATTTATTCGTAAGCCAAATTTTAAGAAGTACAAGAAGAACGCTGAAACAGATGACAATTGGCGTCGTGAACTCTTGGCAGATATAAAGGCGACGATTCGCAACAAGGATGATCCTGATTATGAAACAGTCATTGGCATTGTCAATCGTGTTGTTGTCTCTAATGTAGATGAAAAGACAGAAAATATTCTTGAGATTATTCGTAAACGCTCTGATGATGAGAAATTCCGTCTTCGTGTCGTAAATTTAATGTTTGACAGAGGAGTTACTGCTCCATTTTATGCAAAGGTGATGGCAGATATGATTGAAAAACTGTGTGATGCGAATTCAAGTATTCGTGACGATTTACAGATTTATTGCTCTATGGATACATTCACAAAGTTATTTGATGACGCAACCTTGATTCCATTCCCCGATCTAAATGATCCTGAATTTGATGAAAAGGTATGTATGTGTATGAAACAGAAGGAACGTCGTCGTGGGTTTGGTATATTTGCAACAGAACTATATCTTCGCAGTCTTGTTCCGGATACATTGATTCATGAAGCGCTTGCCTCTGTAATATATGATCTTGAAAATAACATTAAGAAACCTTCAAATAAACTTTTATCAGAAAGCATTGATGGAATTGTTACATTTATGGCAGAAGTGTCAAAGTTGACAGAAGTGCCGATTATTCAAGAAGAGGCACGGAAAATATTGGCTATCCCGAAGTCAGAGTCTCACAATCTAGGAATGCGATCTAAATTTAAGCTTGAAGATTGTATGCGCGTTCATACAAAGTAAATTGTAATGTAAAATAAATACAATACTATGAGCGCTGATCTACCGCCCGCATCTGTTCTACTTCGTGCTGCTAAAATTTCCATTGACGAAGATAGGCCAATTTTACTTGATTACTGGTTGGATAGTCGTGAAAAGAAGTGCTGTATTGGTGTAAAGGATAATGTGAAATATCTAGTAAAATCCGAAAGTGAATATACATCAACAATACAAAACCTTTTTCGTTTAGAGGGATGTTTTATCGTGTTAACTGAAAACAGTTTATATGTGGTATCACAAGATGTCCCTGTTCGAAAGATTGTTTCAGAGTTAAAGGAAGAATAATATAATGACGAGCATTCCATTTCCTCCACCACACATACTCTTTTACGAACCCCTAGATGACCGGGCAATGATCAAAGAATGGGAATTATATAAAAAAGATAACAATTCGGATATTGATTTTCACGAGATCGATGCCGCACTTTATTACTCCGTCGAAGAATTTGGAAAACTTTTTGAATTATGGGTATCTTCAAAATCTTCTAAACGAATTAAACTTTTAATGGTATGGCATGCACATTTTTTAAGTCTTGCTTGTCAACAAGCACTTCGTAGACTACTTGAAACAAAAAGTTTTCGTTCCAGAGTATGGTTTCACGTAGAATATATGAATAACGTTCAAAATGCAATTGTCAGCAGGTGTATTGTCAAACAATTGCAGGAAATACCCGTGTCTCCTGAATTGGTAATAATTGAAAACGAATAAGTAATTTACATATGAGGGTGTTCATCAAACAAATGATGAGAATTTATACAGATGGGTCATGCATCAACAATGGTCGTGCAGGAAATCGAGGTGGATATTCAGCAGTTTATCCCGATTTCTTGGAACATTCGTTTGGATGTCCTCTTCCAGATACTTCTTCTCAAACAAATCAAACGGCAGAATTGTCTGGAATTTATCAGGGTCTTGAAAGATTAAAACATATTACAAAAACTGAAGAAATAATTGTTAGAATCTGTACCGACTCTGAATATTCAATTAATTGTTTGACAAAGTGGGTGGTTGGTTGGCGAAAGAAGGACTGGAAGACTGCGGAGGGGAAGCCGGTTGTACACCGTGAATTAATTGAAAAAATATTGAATACATTAAAAGATTTTGCAGGTCATCAGTTTTGTCACGTAAAAGCGCATACAGGTCAAGCAGATGAAGATAGTAAATTCAATGATGTTGCAGATCGTCTTGCACGAAAAAGTGTAGAAGAACAACGAATTATAAAGTATGAAGAGTTAGAGGTAAAGATTATACGTTCAGACGATCCCGGAGAATGTGCGTTAAAAGGAATCCCCCTTGCGATAATGGGAGGTCCTGTTGAGGAAGATGTATTGTTTAAAAGTATTCTAGACAATTTAGATAGCATTGATAAAAAGTATCTAAAAAGCGCTCTGTTAAGTGCACTGAAAAAAACACTCATAGACAAGGGATATGATTTAGAAAAAACAAAGATACACCGTTCGATCGCATATCGTTTAATAGAAAAAACTCATTTAACTATTGAACGAGTAGATGAGTAAACCCGCCAAATGAAGACTGTAATTTTCTTTACGTCCCCGACATGTGGTCCCTGTAAAATTATTAAACCAATTGTACAGGATATGTTTGAAGATAATACAGATTTTTCATGGATGTTTGTAGACACAATAAACGATCCCGCTGACCTTGCGCAAAAATTTGGAGTTCAATACGTTCCAACAATGGTAACCTTGTACCACAATCAAGAAGTAGGCAGATATAGTGGATCGCAGGCAATGGGATATTATCACCTTCTCAAAAATTTACGAAACAACTGCGCTTGAAATCTTTTTGCCATTTTTATATGCGTCACATACAAACTCGTTTTCAGATGGTTTTCCACATCTTGCGTGATGTTTTCCAGGCGTGCCATTGTCAAATGGCTCTGCATCCAGAGGTAAAAACGATGGATAATTTGTTTTCATAACCCCATATGCAATCCCGCCAGACGCAAGACCGATTATACTGGGAAGAGCGATTCCCCGGAGAATACCCGGTATAGAAGTATCTGCAACACATCGTGCTTCTTTGTATGCATATAAATTCAATCCAAGAACCGCAACTGAAAATCCGACATATCCGCCAATTTGTCCCGCCGAACGCTTGGCAATCATATCCAACAAGTAAATCATAAAAATAGAAGAAAGTGCCGCAATGCCCATTGGCGAGTTTGTCAATTCAAACATGCCGAGACCGCGAATAGTGCACGGATTAAACTTTTCTTGAATGTAAGATGCTCCCCCTGTTAATTTAGATAACTTATCACGAGCGGCCATTGCTGCCCTTCTTGTCGGTCTTGCTCCTTGAATGATTGGTCCTAATTCCCCCCTGCGTTCCCGTGCAGTATACGAAACGCTTCCTGGGGGATTTGGTACAAGTCCTGAATCTCCTGCCGGTTTTCCAAGTCCGCCGGGTAAAGAAGAAATAACCGAAGGAGGCCCTTGTGTTTTTCGTATACTCATACCCAACCCCCTTCCTATGCCACTGCTAGGAGGTGTTTCGTCTTTTGCAACGCCAATGTTGATGCTTTCGGTTACAGGTGCGGGTGGGGCCGTAGGAGTAACCGCTGAGGTTACAGAGGATGCCAATGTCGTAATTGCGCTTTCAACTGCTACTTGTTCGGGTGCTTTATATCCAAAAATAAATCTGCCTATACTCCAATGTAGTATTACCGCAAAGATGCCTACAATGCTTGTGACAGAATAACGAAAACTTCCGTTCATAATATCAGAAACGAATCCAATTAAAAGAGAAATGTCGGGAGAAAGTGCTCCACCAATGGTTGCAAGAAAAGAAATGTTTGACAAGACTCCGGGCTGACTCGCTGTTCTTATGTTTGAAAATCCCCGAATGGTGTTTGCAAAATCAGGAAACTGCCACATGATTAATCCAAATGTCAATACGAGAAATGACAGCACACTGAATGCCAATGATGCTGCTGCTAAATTTGTGGATACTTCTACCATTATATTATATGATGAAGTTTATCAATTTTTTAATAAGCCATATAAACAGTAAAACGGATTCATTTGTATGACAAGTTTCATAAGACACGCCTATATTAAAAATGTACTCTTTTCAGGATGATGCGCTCGACTGGATGAAGATTCGAGAACTGGATACCCGCGTCACGGGCGGTTTTCTGTGTCACGAAATGGGACTTGGAAAGACGAGAATGATGTGTCGACTTATTTCAGAGAACCTACGACCGGTAACGTTGGTGTTGACTACAAAGTCAACGTTACACGGTTGGTTAGATGAACTTCGCGAACAATCGCAATTTAAATTTGATGTTCTTGAATTCAAAAATGGAAAAATCGTTCCAGAACTTGAATCTGTACGTCCCCGACCACGAGTTATTGTGGGCACACATCAATCCGTTTTAAAGACTTTTCCATCAACTGTGGATCGCATTGTCATAGATGAAGGGCACGTTATTCGTAACCGAGGTGCTATATATGTTGCCGTCATGAAAATTGCGGCACGCTATAAGTGGTTAATGACTGCTACACCATACAACAATCGTAACAGCGATATTGGAGCATATACTGAATTTCTAAAACTCGGACTGCCGGCAAGTGCTTTTAAACACTATGCGTTGCGCAAGACCAGAAAAGACGTTTATCCAGATGGACCGGTTATTAAAGTCAGGAAGTATATATATGAATTTGAAACAGAAGAAGAACGTCGTCTCTATGATTTTGTAGAAGGACAGATTGAGAATGTAGAAGAGTGGATACATCACAATCGCGGTCGTGTTCCAAGACATGTCTTGAACACGATTGGGTTTGGGTTAATGATACGAAAACGTCAGGCAACAATTCATCCGCAAATTGTTCTTGATGCAGAAAAACGGTGGCGAAACGTTTTAGGTGAAAGTGACCCCGTTGACTCATGGAAAACCAATGTAACCAAGTTCAAACACATTCTGGAAATGGTCAAGAAAGATCAATCAGAACAAAAGAATACAATGATTGTTACACATTTTCAAAGAGAATTAGAACTACTACATGAAACACTTACATCTGCCGGTATACACGTTGAAATTTTGAATGGTCATACAACCCCCGATGAGCGGAGACTTCTCGAAAAGAAGCAGGCATGTATTGATATTGTTGATGCATTACGACATACCCCTGTCTCTTGTGTTTCCGAGCTTATTGCTTCGTTTGTTTCGCCTCCAACAGTGATTCTTCTGCAAATCAAAGCAGGGGGTGTCGGGCTTTCCTTGCCTTGGGTTCATCATGTTATCAATACATCTCCCGATTGGAACCCGTTTCTCGAATTACAGGCAATGTATCGTGCATACCGAATTACGACAAAACACGACGTGGATGTAACAAACATGTATTTCAAGAAAACAATTGATATACACATTCAAGATCAGCAAGCAAGAAAACTATTGGAATCTCTCCGATGGACGGGAGATGCCGAGGATACAATTACGGAGTTTATAAGTATGCCTATTGTATAATGAGTGTCTTTGATAATGTCAATGACTGGCCAGATATATACAAGTCATGTGGAGCACCTCATCAAAGTCCAATCAATTTATCTAGAACATTTGCACTTCCGTGTGATAGACTTTGTGAGTGGAAGATAGATGAAGTAGCAATACAAGAGGCGACAATAGTGAATGCTACACCTGAATTCGGAGGATTACAATTAATAAATTTTTCAACTGGAACACCTACTGCAAAGTTCAACGGAGAAGGATACACTTGTCAAGCAATCATCATGTATAGTTCCAGTCAACATTCAATCGAAAATATATTTGGAGAAGCAGAATTAGTTGCGTATTTTACGAATCCCAAAGGATACGTTATCTGCATGTCTGTTCTTGTTCGAAGTGCACCCGGGGATACGCCGTCAAGTAGATTTTTTAATTCATTTGTTCCCTATACCGACAATGATAGACAGAGAATTACGCTTGGAAACAACTGGATGTTGACAGATGTCCTTCCCGAAACTCCTTCGTATTATGTATACGAAGGAACAACCATTTGGCCAAACTGTACACCAGATGTCACGTGGATTGTGTATTCAAATACTGTTACAATGGATCCCTCTGATTATGCAAAACTTGCATCGCGAATTCCTCAAAAAAGAAGACCGTTGCAAGAGGTCGCCGATCGGCAAGTATTTTTCAACGACGGCGAAGGCGAAGTAAACCCCGCCTATGCCAAGAAGGATGGAAAAATATACATGAGATGTCGTAAAATATTAAAAGATAAGGATATTACAGAGGAAAATACAAAACGCGAAACACGGGTTTCAAAAAGTGGTCTTGTTGGAAAAGTTCAAGAAGAACAGGTGGCAGAAAGATCTTTACGAGTCAGAAACGCTCAATCTTCTGTACAAGAACAATATGAAAAAATAGGTGGAATGTGGGGAATTATTCTATTGGTGTTTATTTCTGCGATTTCTTATTATTTATTTTTCTCGGAGAATGGAGCAGATGTTGTCAAGACTGCGTTTCGTTACATGTTATTTGTGCCGATTGTAATGAGAACATTTATAATTAATATGCTTTACTCGTAGGGATCTTGTTCCCATACAGTTTCGTCCTCCTGCGGTGGCGGTGGTTGGAATACTACTGAATTAAAATTCGTTGTTCGTGGTTTTCGGACCTTTTTCGCAATGGTACGCCAGTCTTCGCTGGTATCTGCATTGGATTCAGGAAGATATTCATCATCTGCGGTCTCATAATAAGTATCCTCTTCGCGGGCGTGTGAACTTCCAAAATTATATGCTCCACGACGCTTTCTGATTTGTTCACGTTCGTATTCTTCTATACGTCGTTGTTCAGTTTCAACATCCGTACGCATTTTCACTTGTTCTGCATGTTCGCTCCACTCCTTTGCAAGAGATGCAAAAGACTTGATTGGTTTCTTTGAACCCGACTTTGGTTGTTCACTCCAATCGTTAGATGTCAATGAAGGAAAGTTTATTTCATTGACTTCAAGATGACGTGTCTTTTCCTCCTCTACCTTCTTTGCTTGACGTTCGCGCCAACCGGACATTTTGAAATAATTGTATGAATACCATTGATTCATGACAGAACGATCCGTTTTAAAAAGTTCAAAACAGATTAGACAATCATTGTTACATTATTAGTTATAAGAATGGTATTTGCAACCTGTATTCAACAAACAGGGACCCTTGTTGAATTAAATATTCCTGCAAAAACACAGGATGTTTTAGAATGGTTACGGACAAAATTAAAGCAGCCCAATATGCAATTTCAAACAAAGATTGCAACAGATGACAATTTTGTCACAATCTTTGCCGAAAATGGGGAGGACGACGATATCAATGTAAATCAACATATGGTTGGAGGTGAAGTATACATTGGTAACATTGTCTCCATGCTTACAAAAAACTCAAATACAGATAATTACGAGAAATCAGCATCGTCGTATTTAAATTTAAAACCTGCAGATTACGAAGGCGTTTATTCTAGATGGGCATTTGATAGCGAGGAAGAAGATGACGTTGAAAATGAAGAAGAAATTAATAACGAGGAGGAAGAAGAACACATCGAAGAACCAGATATTGAAATTGAAGAGGAAGAAGAGATTGTTCCCGTTAAAATAGTTACAAAGAAACCAATTATTATTCATGATGTCAATGTATCTTGTCCTATCCGTGATGTGGTGATCTTACAGTATCAAAAAATTGGATTACATAATCCACAGGAATTGGAAACGTGTATATTGCAAAGATGTATACGCGATTGTACACGTCAACAGATTGAAGTGTCTTGGGCAAATCCAAAATTTTGGAATCACTACCGAGGAAGATGCATTCAGTTTTATGAAAATATGAAGAAAAACGAAAATGATTGGGTAAAGAGACTCAACCTCGGAGAAGTAACATTTTCTACATTTTCAGAAATGAATGCAGTAGATCTTGAACCCCGTTGTTGGAAGGAGCATATTGAAAAGCAAATTGAAAAGGATAAGCACTTATATAAAAATTCAAGTGCATCTATATTCTTTTACTGTTCGCAGTGTAAAAAGAAGGCCCGCTGTGATTACTATCAAATGCAGACGAGGAGTGCGGACGAACCTATGACTACATTTGTAACGTGTCTAGAATGCGATCGTCGTTGGAAATTCTAATGTATAGATAATGGAAGACTGGGATCTTCAAGATAATTCTAAAACAACAAATATAGGTCAGACAATTGGAAGGAGACTTGGAGAGCAAGTCGGACAACTTTTTGATTCTTTTATGAGTATATACCGCGAACTATATCAAAAGAAATATTCGTCGCCGTCTGAAATTCAAGAAAAATTTAAAGATGGAAATGCGCCATTGTTTACCGAAAAACAGGCGAATAATATTTTTAATAAATTGAATTCTGTACAAACCGGTGGAGGCCGAGATTCTATTGTCAATGAGTCTGTTCAAAAACTAATTGATATACTTGCAGGGATTGATACGGGAGGGTCTGTTGATCCACGAATACAACAAACGATACAATCAATACAAGCATTCATTCGCGCATCTCTTCCGTTGGTATTTACATTAAATACTCTTGAAAAATCTCCTCTTTTTGGAGAATTAGTAGGATCTGCTCTTGATATAACTGCTGCGTCCCTGCCTATTTTTGCATCCATATCACAAACACAGACTCCGGTTGTAGTTGGTCTTTTACCCCTTCCGTATGCATCCACGGTTGGATTGGTTGCTGGTTGGTTATTTTCATTCTTCTTTCTGTTTACTGCAATGCTAATTGGGTTATCGCGCAAAGACTTTTCTGCCGCAGTAGAAGCGACCGCAGGTATGATTCCGGTTCTTGGCCCGGTTGCAATGCGAACAGTATCTTCTGCTGACAGAACTGCTACCAAATTAAGAAACCGCGCTGAAAAAGTCTATCAATCGATTCAAAATGTGTATGGAAAAATATCAAACGCAATTGATACTGCACAAAAAGTAGCAAGCGGGGATATTCCGTCAATCAGTCCTACTCGCTTTCCTCAAACTGCGGGTACATTTAAAACGCTTAAAAGAAAACAACGTAATAAACGCAAATGGACGCGCAGGTCACGGATGTCAAAGAAGCATTGACGCAGTGGATCGGATATGATGATCAAATTCGTGGATTAAGAGAACAAATTAAAAGTTTACAGGCAGAAAAAGCAAAATGTGGTGAACATGTTCTTCAATTTATGCGAGAAAATTCAGTGGATGATTTTAAATTGGAAGGAATGACTGGTGGGTCAATTTCACGTTCAGTGCGAACGATTAAACCTGCAATTAAACGCAATACAATTCGTACGCAGCTTCTTCTTCATTTTGCAGATCAGCCCCAGAAAGTATCGGACGCATTAAAAGCAATTGAAGGTCTGGACGACGATATGAGTTCTACGGGAATTCAGCGAGAACTGCTGACGAGAAGAGTTCCACGAAAGACAAGGACAATGGATTTAGACAGTATTCCTGAAAATTCATAATAATGGATAACTGTTCAATTTGCTTTGAAAATTTATCTGTTCCAAGTTTTCGTGAAAGACAAGAAGAAATTTTAGTAGAAAATGATTGTTCAACGCTTAAATGTGGGCATGGGTTTCACACAAAATGTCTTTTACAATCACTTCAATCAATACAGGGATGTCCTATATGTAGACTTGTTAATGACGAAGATTTTTTTGATCCGAGACTTCGTGCTCAACAACGATTGCATATGAACGCGTGCTGTGACACAATTATCCGCCAAGTAAAAAATGATAAATTAAAGGACCACGCACAGGATTATAATGCATTCAAAAAAGAATTGGAAGAAAAAAGAAAATTATTTAAAGCATCAGTAGCAACGTTCAAAGAAAAATTACGCAAAGATATGAATATTGAAGGAATTATTAATTATTTAAATCAACTAAGAAAACATTCAAAACGCATTATTCGTAGTGAAATTAAGAAAAAAGGCGGTATATTTGCAAGTGCAATGAAACTTAGATATTACCGGGAAGATATGATATTTGATGGTGTAAGCGCGTGGAATTTTTCGTGGAAAAATAAAAGAGATTTCTGGTAATGACAGACATTACTCCGGCAGTGATAATTGGAAGCATTTTTTTTGCATACATACATATTTTTAATAAAACAATGGATGTATACAAGAAAACTGATTACACAATGACTTGGAATGAATACATTCAAGAATTGAAACAAAGAATGAATCCTTATAAATGAAATCTCTTTTTAAAATCTTGTATGGATGCCTTTAATGTCTTTTTATTCCACAAAATATATCTTGATAACGTTCCTGCGCGGGTGGGGTCTTTCCAGTCCTCGCCCATTCGTTTATGCCGTGCAATGTATCTCTCTTTTCTTGCAGGGTCGCCGTGTTTTGTGTAATCAGAATACCCTCGTTGACCGAACGGCTGTGTAATCAATGTACCATCCTTTCGTTCAAACACTGCATCCCATTTTTTTTCCGGCCTATGTGACGGGCGAATACTTTTTAGTCTTAATTTTCGTGTTTTCATATTATAATGAGCGAAGACTTAAAGAAAGCGGTCGCAAAAAGACTTGCACAAAAAGAGGCAGAAGGGAAAGAAAAACTAGATGTAGCCGTGAAAAAAAGAATGGAGGAATTGGAACGAACGAGACCATATACAATGACTGATCAAGGATTGGTTGCATTGAAACCTGGGGTATTTACACTTCCTGGAAGCGATCTTTTATTTCGGCTCGATGAACGCGAAATACCGAATCTTCAAAAACTAATTGAAAAAGGACAGATAAAAGTTGCTGGAAAACGGTCAGGGCGTTCTCGCAAAACGAAGAACAAAAAGAACGGGTCTACGAGACGCCGGAAGTAACACCTCTGCATACCGATTCCATTCATAAAATCCAATACGACCTGCATATGCTTCGTTGTCTTGGATCCATTTATGAAAGACTTCTTTCATTTTTTGACGACCCGGGCAGTCTTTCGGAATGCCGAGGTTGTCAATTGCCTGCGTAATTTTGATACACTCCTGTAATTTTTCCGTTTGCGTGTACATTTTCTTTGTTTACATCTTGGACAATCTCCGACGTCTGGTGAACATGGACATAAAACCATTTCCGTTATATTATCAACGAAAAAAAGTCTCATGTGGGGATTGAACCCACGATCTCATGCTTAGAAGGCATGCGCTTTTCCACTAAGCCAATGAGACAAAAACACGACCAGGGGGACTTGAACCCCCGACCCTCCGGTGTTCTCATAAGATTCGCTCTTATAAAAGCCGGATGCTCTAACCAACTGAGCTATGGTCGTACGTATCCATACGGGGAATCGAACCCCGACCTCTCGGGTGAAAGCCGAGCATCCTAGCCGCTAGACCATATGGATAAAAAAATGCGCAAATCCTGGTTTCGATCCAGGGACTTCTAGGTTATGAGCCTAGCACTATTCCACTTAGCTAATTTGCGACAATACACCCCCGATCTCTCGGGAGAAAGTGTGCCCGGGCGGTTTCGATCCGCCTACTTTCCCCTGCCTGTGTATATTGCTATAAGAGGGACTATCTACCAATTGATATACGGGCACATATGTAATGCGCTAACAGTCTTTAAATAGATTTTCACACATATATACATTTTTATGTATATGCGTGCGGTCCATGCTGGATTCGAACCAACGACATTTCGGTTAACCGTTATACTAACAGCCGAACGCTCTACCACTGAGCTAAAAGACCATGATTCAGACTAAACTGACTTGTATGGTGGAATGGGCGGGGAAGACTTTGTCTTGACAGAACAAGTACCGCAGTGATCTTCGTTTGCCCAATCTATTTTGTTGTTTCTTTTTTTAATACAAGTTTCCAACCCCCACCTTCCCAAATATGCCGGTTGTTCTTTGCGAAGGAATGAATGAAACATCTTGCGTAAAATGGTTATCGGCATAATACGAAATTCAGCTGACATTTTTATGTGTTCATGTTTTTATGAATAGGATGAATTCGTTTTGATCGTGCGAGGAATTGAACCTCGATCGTCGGATTCAAAGTCCGATGCACTGACCATTGTGCTACACGATCTTGCACAGAGTGGGATTTGAACCCACGCGCTCTTCAGCAGGCGAACTTAAGTCGCCCTCCTTAACCACTCGGACATCTGTGCTCATAGTTAATGAGTGTAGTGTATTTAAATAACTTTTTAATTATTAGATTATAATGGAAAAACTTGCGTCGTATATACGCACGAACAGACCCCCCGAAGCAAAATTAGAATATGATAGAATGATTCGCCTTACGTTAAATTGGTTGGATACACACAAAATCAAAGAAAAGCAAGTGTTTCAAGAACAAGAGGGAAAGGAGTACAATGCAATGATGATATTTTTAGAAGAGAGACTCGGCGAGCGACCCACCATAACACCAGAATTATTCAATTTATTATTAGCCGTCAAAGAATAAAGTATATATATATATATAATGGCAAGCACAGTTGCATTTCGAGGAGTGTTAACGTTTGCTCTTGATAGTCAGCCGGATGCTGAACGTATTGTTGAATATTTCCAAACCGGAATGGAAGGGCAATATAGCGATTGGCCCAAAAAATTCAATCTAGGCGACTTTGAATTTAAAACATTCAAGATTACAGACGTTCGTGTCGCAGAAGACACTGCGACAATAAAATTTGATTTTACAGTTGAAAATACAACAGGTATGCCAATCGAACAATACGTATCTGCCATCAAGGAAGATTTTTTATCATTGGAAGGTATTGACACACCAGATTTTTTCATATCAAGGGCGCGTGCTTCGCAAGTTGTTTCTGGGGGGCGCAAAAGACGTACAAGACGTGGAAAAAAGCATGTTCGTAAGACCAAACGAAGATATTAATTCTTAAGACAATCGAATATTTTTGAATTCCAAGAACGATTCTGCCTCGCCTTGTTAAGTTCTTCTTCAAAATCTTTATCAATTGTCAAATAGTCATCTTTCAACCGAATGACAGAAGCAATCTTTTCCTTTATCAGGGTCTGCAAGTCTTCAAGGCGAAGTTTTTCTTGCACAGATAGTTCTGTTTTTTCGCTCAATTTTTGTCGCTCATTCATGAAATCTTTCAGTTCATTAATGCGTAGCATTTCCCTGTTGGCAATTTTTTTGACTTCTGCAAATACATTGATACTATACAGGCGTGGATATCTGTATCGAATTTTTTCTGGTAAAATAAATTGATTTGTTTCTTTGATATCGCGAACATCTTTTTCAACAGAATTAATTATCTCTGGTAAGTGGTTTTCTTCGCCTTCTAAAAACATGACCTTTCCTGAGGAAAATTCTACTCGTGATTGTAATTTATCAAATTTATATGCAGATGTTCGGTGTGCTTCTGCTCGCGCATCGAGTTTTAAATAATTTATAAGCGCCAGTAAAAATGCATTGAATCCGTTAAGACAAGACACCACCGTCGGCCCGTGTTGCTCTTCTTTCAAGAGTAAACTCAAAATTGTGCAAATAGCAGTAATCATGATTGCAGGAAGCATCAAGAAATTCAAACGTTGTTCACAAACCGTTTTTGACTCTGTATATAAAAGTTTTTGACCTTTTAGATACATGGCAAGAATATCAAGAACAGTTGAATAATTGTGCTTGTCAATAAAATATGTATCTTGGATTTCTTTATTGACTTGTGTAAATCCATATGAAACTTCAATGGCAGTTTCTTCCTCTCGTGTTTCTACACTCATATTAATTTATATTTTAATTATAAATGCTGGATAAAAGCGTAATTGTCTGTAAACCAAAAACGTTGCCCACACCAATTGATACGTCTGCTCTTTCGTGTGTCACGTCTTCTCCTACGAAAAAGTGGAAAGAACAAACCAATAAATCTTCGGTAGAACAATCAAAAAAGAAATCATCTATGTTTTAACGTTCGCCTTCGTCTCTTTGGAGTCTTTTCTCCATTGCGACGAATTTTGACGCGTATTCTATTTTTGCGAGTATGTTTGTTTCCGCCCGCCCAACCGGATTCACGACCACGAATGCCCATTCTCCCTGTTTTTCGGGGTTCACCACCAGGAGCGGCAACGGCAACTGCATCGTCCTTGATCTCGTCATCGTCAAAGCTGCGGTGGCGTTTACCTGTAGCGGCAGCTGGAACTTTGTGGAAGGGTTTTCTGACAGCAGTAGTAGCGGCAGGTTCACCGCCAGGAGTGGCAACGTCCGTCATCTCGACATCGTGGGCGGCAGCGGCGGGTTTACTACCTGGTGAGGCAACGTCCTTGGTCATCATGGCATCGTAGGCTGCAACAATATCTTCAGAAAGTTCTGGTTCTATCTTTTCTCCTATTGTTTCATCTGTAATCATTCCATCTACTACACTGATTAAATGATTAATGTACGTTATGTAACTTTTTTTCATGTCGTCGAGGGTAATCTCAAAGGTATCTTCATCCATCGAAACTTCCTCAGCGGTGGAGGTAGCGGCAGGAGTATCTTCATCCATCGAAACTTCCTCAGTGATGGAAGCAGTGGTAGGGATATCTTCATCCATCCATGTTTCTCCACCAGCAGGAGAGTGAGAAGTCAATTTCTCGCGGCCATAGCTTTCACCCCGAGTACCCCCCTGTGGTGGTGATGCTTTCGCGGTTCCATTTATAACGATGGATCCATCGTTTAATACAACTTCATAGGTTTTTTCGGGGGGAATAGTAGTTCTTCCAGATTGTAAGTAAGTATATAACTCATCAAAACTTAATAGATTTGTAAGTCTATTGACCTTTACTAAAAATGAATCATCATTTGATACAAGTAAATAATTACGACGGAATTGCCGGTCATTTGACACAAGTGTTCCATTAATTATAGCTTCATATCGTAATAGGTCATTAAAATATACATTAGGATCATCTATCAATAAGTCAATAGTTGATATAATTGTTTGAAGTTGAACAAGGGGTTCAGAAACTGCGATTGCCCGTTGGACTAATGCATTTTTATCACCATCACTGACTCTTACAATGTTATTTACAAATCTTGTAACATTGCTAACTGCATAGGATATATCCATATCATTTATAAATTTATTAATAACATCAAAAATATTGATTAATTCACTTTTTAAATATTTAAAAAGAGGAGAACCACTATATTCTCCACTGACTATAAACGCTCGATATTTTCTTATTTTTTCATTCAATAATTGGTTTTGCGAAAGGATATTTTTTATTTTATATATTTCGTTATCAATTGAATTACGTCCTAGAATTTCGTGGTTTATATACATCATAGCATGATCAGAAGAGCAAAATACAACAACCGGTATCTGTTTTATGAGTGCTCCCATGGAACACAACTTGTCCACCGTAAAAAAACATTGAATACCTCGATCTTTTGCTTCCTTTGTTTGGTCTGCGTCTTGAGACGTTTTAATATCAAATAAAAATTTTTGTCGTAAGGTAGGTTCTTCAATAGATAAACGGTTATATACTCCTGTCAACCAACTGAAATCGGGAGTTCCCCGTAAATTATTCTGAATAAATTCTGCTAAGTCTGGTAATGTCGGACCGTTTGATACATTTAAAGTTTCAAAAGAACCTGTATCGAATGATTTTTTTTGCGATTCCAAAATTAATTTAACGTTTACCTTAAATTCACGCCCAGCCTGTGGCATTGGTGTTCGTGTAACATTAAGTTCACTTTCTGTAAGAGGATTCGTCATAGTAAACGGAGTACTTGGTATTCTTTCTACAAATTCAGCATTATTTGAAATTCCAGTAGCAGAGTCAAGTAATGTAGATACTGTTTTTACATTGGTATACCCGGGGATCACCCTTGGTTGAATCCACGGACTGGCATCGCAAGTGTAGGTTATATTTGTATTCGATCGTTCATGATATTTATCAATAATTTTTTGAAAAAGTTTTGTTGTATTCGCCTTTTTCGGGATTTTTATATAACGACTTTTTATGCACTCGTCAATGTTTTTACCCGGTTTGTATTCAGATGCTGCTATTGGAATGTTGGTTACGTTTAGTCCCAACAAATCTAGTCTTGCCGCAAGGAGTGTTTCTGTAAACGCATCTTCAATGTTTGAAAATTCTCCGGTATAATTAATATCGCCATATAGATTGTAACCTACAAATTGTTTCATTTTATACCCACCATTTAACGTCATTTCCTTTACTGCATCTATTGCTTCCCTTGTGCTTCGTCTCGTATCTAAAAAATCATGTAACATGTCAACATGTAAAAATAACTTGTAAAGTTGGTCAGTGTCTCCCCAGTGTATAGGAATAGCGGACGTGCGTCCAGCAGGTAGCGAACGAGACCTACTCCCGCTCCTGCTTCTTTTTTCTGTCATATATCGTACAATATCATTTACATTAATAGTATGTGTAGACACAGCAGTGCGCCCGCGTGCAACCACGCCTGCTTCAGCAGCCATAATCGGTTATTATAAATATAGAAATATTAATTCAAAACGAAAAAATGAAAAGATATTACGGAGCAATCTTATAAGAATACAATGTCGTCAATCATCGGCGTTCAATTCGGCATTACATCACCGGAGGAGATTCTGCGTCGGTCTGTGGTTGAGATTATTACCGACAAGACACACCAAGGAAATAACCCGATTTCCGGTGGCATTTTTGACGTCCGCCTAGGTGTAATTGAAAGTGGAAAGGTATGTCCTACATGTAAACACACAAATCTACAATGTCAAGGACATTTTGGACATATTACGCTTGCACGTCCCGTCTATCTTTATCAATTTCTTGATTTTATTGTCAAGACTCTCAATTGTGTATGTTTGAATTGTTCAAATCTTATCATTATAACACCTGAAAACGAAGATGTATATTTGAATTCTGAATTAAAGGGAACCGATCGATTATCAAAAATTCGTCAGGATACGGTTGCTTTTATTTCAAAGCAAAAGAAGGAGATTGCGTGTCCAAAGTGTGGTTCGGAACTCATGAAAAAGATTGAAAAGCGACAAGGAACTGTTTGTACACTTCAAGGACTGCGTAAAGACGAAGAAGATCCCGTAATGCTTCCGTCAGAAATGGTATTGCGTTGTCTACAACGTCTGACCGACAATGCAGTTCGTATTCTTGGGTTTGATCCATCATATAGTCATCCTGCATGGATGGTATGTACGGTTCTTGCCGTTCCCCCATTGACTGTACGTCCGCCGGTAATGATGGACGACAATCAGCGCATGGACGATGATCTTTCTCATAAATTGATTGATATTGTTCGTAGCAATCAAAAGTTACGTGATCAAATTGACAAGGGACAATCACGTGATTACATTGAACAGCATACTGCCCTTCTTGAATTTGACGTCGCAACCTATGTAGACAATGACATCAAGGGAGTCCCACCTGCTGCACAGCGCAGTGGTCGTCCTTTGAAAACGTTAAAGTCGCGTCTCGGTGCCAAGACAGGTCGTGTGCGTGGAAATTTGATGGGAAAGCGAGTGGATTATTCTGCCCGATCCGTCATTACTCCTGACGCAAACATTGACGTAGATGAACTTGGTGTCCCCGAAGAGATTGCACGAAACCTAACAAAACCAGAGATTGTGACTCCGTATAATCGTGATAGACTTATGATGTATGTTCGCAACGGAATGAAGTATCCAGGAGCAAAGTCTGTCTATCTAAAAGAAGAAAAGAAGACAATCTCTTTGCGATATGTGAATCCAGATATGATTGAATTGCGTGACGGCGACATAGTACATCGTCACATGATTGACGGCGATCGCGTGCTATTCAATAGGCAACCTTCTCTACACAAGGGTTCAATGGAATGCCATCGTGTCAAGGTCTTGCCGTATTCTACGTTTCGTCTGAATGTGTCGGCGACGAAACCATACAATGCTGATTTTGACGGCGACGAGATGAATCTGCATTTACCCCAAAGCATAGCAGCAGAGACCGAATTAGAGCGTCTCGCGAGTGTATTGCGATTAATTATTAGTCCTCGTGAGAATGCACCAATCATTCAAATGGTTCAAGATACTCTCACGGGTGCATTTCGTATTTCAAATCCTAAAATAAGTATTCCAGAACATGTTGCAATGAATCTTGTAGGCAGACTGAAGCGCGCGGTAAGTTCGTTTGTGCGCACAAATGAAAATCATACAGGTATGGATATTATTTCATCTGCCTTTCCTCTCATGAATTTCAATGAAAATGTCACAATCAAAAATGGCAAACTTGTAAAGGGTCTTCTGAAGAAGGGCGCGTTTAATACACCTTCAAAAGGCGTTCTGCACGTTCTTTACAATGACTTTGGTCACGAGCGATGTGGGCAATTTATCAATGAAATTCAAAGCATCGTAACCAAGTTCAATATGTTTACAGGATTTTCAACCGGGTCTTCTGATCTTGTAAGTAACAAGGAGACGACAGATTTCGTCGCGGAGACGCTTGCAGAGGGTCGTCGTCGTGTACAAGAGATTCTAACAGATGTCCATGCAGGTAGATTTGTAAACATTTCTGGTCGTTCAGACGGCGATGAACTAGAAAATCAAATTAACAATACGTTGAAGGATATTTCAGCAAAGATATCTGCGCGCGTGATGGAAAGTCTACCAAAGGAAAATCGTCTAGTTCAAATGGTAGACGCGGGCGCAAAGGGTTCTGATCTGAACATTACACAGATGATTGCACTTCTTGGACAGCAAATTATTGACGGTAAGCGCGTTCAGTTTACTCTGCAGGATCGTACACTTCCTCACTTTACAAAGTTTGACGACGGCATTGAATCACGTGGGTTTGTAGAGAGTTCGTTTGTGCACGGCCTGCGCCCTGCGGAATTCTTCTATCACGCAATGGGCGGACGCGAAGGTCTGATTGACACTGCTGTAAAAACGAGCGATACAGGCTATATACAGCGTCGCATGATGAAGACGATGGAAGATATGCACGTTGAATACGACGCAACTGTTCGCAATAACCAAGGGCAGGTTATTCAGTATCGGTATGGGGAAGATGGTATTGATTCTATCGCAGTAGAATCTCAACCGATTGATCTTGCGCTTCTTACGCTGGAAGAGATTTATCGTCGTTATGCTCTCAATGTAGAAGAACTACAACCGATTCTAACAGAAACAATTACCGAAGCACCCGATCTTGTAGACGAAATTATTCGTGATCGCGAAATGTTGGTCAACGATGTATTTGGATATACAAATACAGATTCTGTTCTTGCCCCAGTACATTTAAAGCGTCTCACCGACAGATATCGCAATCAGTATTCTACAAAGACAGATCTTACACCATCATATGTTGTAGACGAACTGTCAAAACTCATCAAAGAACCGTACATGATTTCAAATAAAGTATTCCACGCTCTTCTTCGTTTCTACCTTGCTCCTCGTCGTTGCATAATTGAATATCGTTTCAGTAAAGAGATCTTTGATGAAATTCTGCGGGAGATTCGGTTTCGGTATATCAAGAGTCGCGTCCATGCTGGGGAAATGGTGGGCGCTCTTGCTGCACAGAGCATTGGTGAACCGACAACACAACTTACATTGAACTCTGTGGATTGGGACGAAGAAATTGTCATTTCCAAGAATGGAAACTTGATTGTTTCACGCATCGGAGAGTTTATTGACAATATGATGGAGAACAATACTCCTACAAAATTAGAAAATGATCAATTGTATCTGGAATTGCGAGATGGAAATGATTGGAAAGCCCTCTCGTGCGATAAGACAGGGAAGATGATGTGGACGACGTTGGAGGCGGTTACCAGTCATCCAGTCGTAAACGAAGATGGAACAGATACGATTCTGGAAGTCTTGTTGCAAAGTGGGCGTTCAGTAAAAGCGACCAAAGGCAAGTCATTCTTAACAGTTGTAAATGGCGAGCTCTGTGCGACCAATGGAAGTGAACTTGTCATTGGAAGCGAACTCCCAATTGCGGTTTCAACGCCGTCTTTGCCTGTGATTTCAACTTTCAAGTTGCGTGATATTCTGTCTCCTCGTGAATACTTGTATGGAACAGACGTCCGTTGTGCGCTTGAAATTATGAAGACGGACAAATTTTGGTGGAGCAATCACCAAGAAAAAGAATTCACACTACCATATTCGCGGGGAGATTCATTCAGGGATGCGTTCGTGAATGGTAAAAATACACACAACATTCGTCCTGGGTTTGTATATCCAAAGTATCAAACATGTGAACCATCCCAGATTCCTGATACATTTGAACTAACCAGTGAAGTCGGTTATTTTATGGGTGCATATCTTGCAGAGGGTTCATCAAATCATACTCAAATTAATATTACAAACAATAATATTCATTACTTAAATCGTGTGCGCAGGTTGATGGATATGTGGGAGGTTGGTACACACGTAGTATCCACTTCGCGATTAAATGAAAAGACAGGTATCCGTGGAAATTCGCAGAGTCTTATCATTCATTCAACTGTTCTGGCAAAAGTGATGTCAACACTATTTGGTTGCCGGTCTTATGAAAAGACGCTTCCTGATTGGTGTCTACAATCGCCACACGTATTCCAGCAGGGTCTTGTGGACGGATACATTAGCGGTGACGGGTGTGTTCACCTCGATGGAAGTATCACCTTCACAAGCATTTCTAAAGATTTGGTTGAACGTATGAATTTGTTGTTTGCGGGACACGGGATCTTTACGCGAACGACGTCGCGTCTACCTGAAAATACCCGTTTCAAGAGCGTCAATCGATATTATACTTCAACCATTCCGCAATATTATGCACAAGTATTCGGATCTACATTCACATTGACAGAAGAGAAGAAGCAGGCCCGTCTCATTGTTCGTGATAGATCTTTCAAGCGTACAATTATGAATGATGTAGTTCTTGATAAAGTTGTATCCATCACAGAAGTTCGTCCGATCAAAGGACGTGTATATGATTTGACTGTTCAAGAAACACGAAATTTTATGACAAAGACACTCATCAATATGCGAGATACATTCCATTCAGCCGGAACCGTAAAGGCGGGTGCGACACAGGGTGTTCCTCGCATTCAAGAGCTCTTGTCTGTGTCAAGGAACCCTAAGAATCCACTGAACTACGTATATCTGAATCCTACAATCGCTGAAAATGAAGATCAAGCAATCATGATGATGCGTGAAATTCAAAAGACAACACTACGAGACATTACAAAGAGTATTCGTATTTATTATGATCCATTTCCGTTGTCCCCAGAAAGTGTTGTCCAAGAGGATCGTGAGATTTTAGATCTCTTTCAGGCATTCTCGGTTGGCAAGGCAGAATGTGCATCTCCATGGGTTATGCGTCTAGAATTTGATAGAATAGAAATGGCGTCACGAAACGTCATTGATATGGTTGCAGTCCAAGATGCCATTTCAAACAATCTACCAATTCTACAATGTGTATATACAGATACCAATGCAGATAAACTTGTTATGCGAATTGTCTTTCCGACCAGCGTATCTAATCTACTCGCACTGCGCTTCTACGAAGAGACGATACTTGATGTTGTCATTGGCGGTGTGGAAGGTGTCGGACGCGTATATCGCCGTGAAGTCAAGAATGAACTCATTTGGGACGAAAAGTCAAATGTCTATGCGTGTCGCAAACAGTACGTTCTAGATGTAGAAGGCACAAATTTGTTTGACTTGTTGCGATTCCACGACGTGGACAATACTCGAACATTCAGCAATGATATTCACGAAGTTCTAGACGTGTTTGGTATTGAAGCAGCACGTCAAGCGTTGTATGATGAATTCTCGGAGGTCTTTGCTGCTGCGTATGTAAACTATCACCACATGTCTGTTTTATTGGATTCCATGACATACCAAGGTCGCCTAGTGAGCGTAGACCGATTTGGCATGAATAAACATGACAATGGCGTTCTTGCAAAGTCCTCTTTTGAAGAGACGTCAAAGATTCTCTTCAACGCAGCCGTGTCTGCTGAATTTGATGCAATGAAGGGTGTCTCTGCAAACATTATGTTTGGACAGAAACCGCCATGTGGCACGGGTTTAGTAGACATTCTACTTGACGAAACAAGACTTCCCGACGGTGAAGAAGAAACATATGTAGATTATCGGGATCAGGTTAAATTGCGAGTAGAAGAAAGCAAAAAGGAAGAAGAATCCGGAGAATGCAAGATTGAAGACATTACAATGTGGTAAAAATGGATTAAACACAATAACAATGGTAAAAATATAACAAAATGGGACTGTTTAGTATGCTTCTGTCTTACGGCGCTACATCTGCTGTACTATCGAATTGTGGATCGTCAAATGACATAGCAACAGTAAACAGTTATGGACTTTCATCAACGACCCCTATTGCAAATGAAAATCTTACATTGTGGATTGATTATACTCTGCACGAGGATGTATATGGAGGTGTTGCAAAGTATGAAGCTAATCTAAATGGACTGCCTTATTATGAAGAACATGATCTGTGTACGCAAACCGAGTGTCCAATTCTAGCAGGAGATCACAATGAAAGCTCTACATCTGCGTTTCCTGATTTTGTTGGAAAGTTAGTTACAACAATTTCTTGGGAAAATGAATATGGCGAACAATTGTGGTGCGTTCATGGATTATTTAAGGCATAATTCATTATAAAGAATACAAAATGGATTGTAAACAATATTTTTTTTTCAATGGCACATCAAATCTCGTCTGGTATAATTGCGATAATAAATATGGGGGAGAAGTTTCAATATGGAATGCAAGTAACGTATCAAGTGGAGAAGGTTCTACAAGACTTCAAGACGTCAAAGACGCATGTGCAGTATGTCAAGACAAAGTATCACGGCGAAATGTTATTAATGGACAATGAAGTACAATTTTCAACTCTTGATGAACATCGGTATCACGACCTACTCGTTCCCGAAGATATTCATTATGGTTCTTCTGTATTGATTCTCGGTGGAGGAGATGGACTTGCTGCACGAAACGTATATAAAAACGATCCCGGCGTAAAAAGACTCGTTCTCGTAGACTGGGATCAAGAATTCGTTGAAAGATTTGCAATGAATTATGAACGCAATGATGGGTCGTTAAATGACCCACGTACGCGTATCGTTTACATGGATGCACTTGAATTTCTACGAACAACCAATGAAAAGTATGATACGATTATTATAGACTTACCGGATCCAGATAATATTGAAATGCAAGAACTTTATTTCAAAATTGTCCGCAGTCTCGGCTTTGTACTCAAATTCCGATTCACGCGTGTATTGAGTCACGTTGGTCCTGTTTCCCTTTGTAAAGAACATCCAAACTGGACATTTATTAAAAACTTTGCTGATGAATTAGTAGAAACATTACATTATGAAACTGATATAGATTTACATTATAGATATATTCCTTCCTTTTCACACGAATGGGGAGTTATAACCGGTAATGCAGGTTGTCGTCACGACAAACACGAATTAGACGATATTCGTGATATGTTTCCAATATTTAACGACGAGTAGATCTGCGTCTACGACGACGACCGCCAGTTGCACCTTCACCGGGACCTGCTTCTTCATCCGGCAACCCGGGATCTTCATCGGGACCTGCTTCTTCATCCGGCAACCCGGGATTCGGGTCTTCTTCATCGGGCATAACTTGACCACCACGACGAGTCTTGCGTAATCTGCGACGACGTCCGCCGGGCATTGTTGTCGGTTCGCCCGTGAATGGAACGTCAGCAGGTTGACCACCTTTGGCAACAGGAGCGAGGTGATGAGCACCGCCTTTTAATACAGACGGCCCTTGCCACGTGGAATCGGGAAGAAATTTGAACGGAGCCGCACCATCTGATAGAACAGAGTCAGTGTACGGACCGCCGGCAAACGAATACAATTGACCGCCGCGATGTTTGCGTCCGCCCATCGGACCTGCTTTTCCCATAAGTTGACCACCTGTATAGGTCTTTTTTGCCATTTTTAAAACATCGCGAAGTGCTAGACCGCGATGAGCCTTCATTGTCTTTTTTACATGAGTCATCCACGCTGAACGTTTACCACCTTCACTCATTTATATATTATTTCAATATTATTTTGTGCTTTGGATTGTATAATCATACATAGGGGATGTCATACGCTTGGGCTGGAAACTTAATGCCGGATCTTGCGGTTTTGGTTTTTCATACGTTAAAGGTTTGTAACGCAGTGTCTCCGGTTTCAATGCAAACGAACTTTCCAAAAACTTGCCAGTATAGATCTCCATTGCATCATCAAGACTTCCATAGGCCATTGACACCCATTGACATCCGTATGCATAACAAACCTCTGGATTTTTATTTTCAAATGTCGTCGTATCCAAATCTGGAACAACCAGCGTCACATTTCGCTTATTGTATTCAATAAGTTCATCAATATCATATGTCTGCGATGCCTGTGAATATGTTAAGCGACGCATGTTTGAAGATGACCACGACATATTGACGAGTTCATCCATTCCGTTGCCCTTGATATTTTCTCCACTGACAATGATGAGTTTTCCCATTAAATTGCAAATGGGTTCTAGTGCAAGGTTTTTGCGTTGATAAGAATAACTTGAATCCAACATAAATTTACGAAGAGTTGTCTTCATTATCTCGGCACACTGTGTCAAGAACGCATTGTCATTTGTTTGGAAAACAAGAGAGAGAACAAATGGATTGTTATACCCAATAGTAGCATCTGCGGAAAATATATTATTTGCCAATGCAATACAACAGTCTTCAAATTTTACAGTGTTGTATGTGGACATTTTACCCGTCTTTTTATCGGCAAGACCGACGACGGGTATTCCATTTACATTGTAAACATACAATTCGATACATCTCGCACCTCCTTTGACAACCTTTGTCAATGAGTCCGCTGTTACATATGTATATACGGTATTTCCTGGAAGAATAGATGCACCACTAGATGCCATGTAATAATCGCAAAGGGTATAATCGTTTGGACAACCTATGGGTGCGGGTTTTATTAAATCAGAATATACGACAAGGTTTTTCGTAAGTTGCGCGTCAGTTGGAGGAACGTTAAAAAGATTCAATGAAGCATATATCGCAAGGGCAATTCCTCCCAACAGAATGCCTATAATAAATGTGAACGTCAATATTGTCCTTGTTTCCATTATTTATCTGTGCGACGTGTTTTATATTCAAAAAACATTGGGCGCATCATCATGACAATGTCGTCGGGGACTTTTTTATTCATAGGAATGTCAAATAAGCAACAGTGTAAAAAATAAATACAATACATTCCACATTGGGCATTTTTGTATTGATGACGAATCTTATTGTATTCTAACTTCATTGGTTTTTTGAATATTTTCATTCCATCTATTTGTTCCTTCCATCGTTTCATAAGTGTTTTTATTTCGGGTTCAGGTTCTTCTCCATATGAATCAAAAAATACCATTCTAGGATATTCAAGTTCAGGTCTTATGTCTGTAAATGTTGCAATCCAATGCTCTCCTCCCTTGTCGTGAGGATCTGTGTTAAACACAATACCCACCCTGTGATATCCCTTCTTATATAATTCTGGGAGAGACATTGAACACAGAGATGATACTAGACATTTTCCAGTTTCATTGTGTAGATCAAAATCAATCGGAACACTGCCGACATAGTAATAATCGGGTATAATTTCTTCATAGTATTTTTGACATTGATCAATGTCATCAGAAGAGAGCCATTCTTCTGGGTTGACAGACCAACTCATCGGTGCAGCAGGTTTTTGAATCAAACTATGAACAATACATTCTGGTGTCCCTGATTTACACGAATCTTTTAAACGCTGTGAAATTTCTTTCCATACATGTGACCCTTTTTTAATAGGTGTTTCGTGTGGATGTTCTTTGTTATATGCAATACGCAGGCTTTCCACCTCCGTGGGATCCATTATTAGTTAAAACGGATTATTAAATATGTTGATAAATGGTTAATTAACAGTATGACGACGCCAATTGACCAACGCGATCTCGTAAAGTGTGTTCGCAATTACAGGGCGTGTGATGAAAAACTGAAAGAGCTTAACAAACAAGTATACAAACTACGCGAAGACCGCAAATTTGTAGAAAATGAAATGTCAGATATTTTAAATCGTGCACATTTTCAAGGATTTTCAAAACTAGAAATCCAAGATGATGGTTCTTATATTAAAATTCAACGACCAGGTTCGTGGAATAAACCGTGGAGTATGAGTGCGCGAGATTTACAGGGAAAGCTCGCGGAATATTTTAAGCAGACGGGGGCGCCTACTGCAGAAGAGTGTTTTAAATTTATTTTCGACGCAAAAAAGAAGGAATTAGTATCAAAGGAATTTGCCTTTACACGCGTTTTGAGTTTAGAAGACAACAATGAGACTCTCGATTGAAGAATGGCTGTCTATTCCGACAAAAAATGGATGTTATGAAGATGAAATAAAAACCCTTTTTTTTGAATTGGAAGACGTTCTTCGTAAAAAGGGTTTACTACGCCATTCTTATGTAAAATATAGGAATTTTCATTTTACGCTCTTTTGTAGAGAAATATACAATTCGAGTTTCTACAATGGGTAAAGATGTCCAAAAGATTCTTGAAACATTTCGATTGAAGCATGTCGCTCATAGATTAGATTGTCAAAAATACTATGAAACTTGTCCGATTTGTCAAATTATTGTAGAAGAACAAACGGATAAATATGTAAGCGCAATTGAAGAATCTTTTCGATTAATTGTATCGAAACATTGTACGTATTGGGATCAAAATGGGTACGCAATTGCAAACGATACTCAACCAGAAGTTCTATCTGGTACACTTGCGTATAACGCGTTTGAAAGGTGGTTGCAACCCGTATATCATGAAATTGAAATGACAGATGAAGAACTGTTTCGTCATTCATATGTTCAACAAAAGATTATGGAGAATTAGAATAATGAAAGATAGTCAATGTGGCGGTTGTGGTTGTTCAGGAGGCAGACGAACGAGAAAAATAAGACGAGGTGGACAGACATTTGAAGACATTACTAAAAAAATACAAGAAAGACAAGCAGTGTTAAAGGGGAAAGGTAAAAAAGTTGGAGGAACCGTCATTGGCGATGCATTATTGGCAGGAACTGCACTGGGTCTGTATTCTTATTTTACTCGAAAACGTGGAGGTCAGAGACGTCTCCCTAAACGCAAGACTATGAAAGCACTTGTATAGCTGGTCTAGGAAATCCATTGAATTCGCTTGATGAAACCCACGAATACGCGCCGATATTTTTAACTTCAAGAATATCGCTGTCGTCAATTTCACGAGGCAACCATACTCCTTCTGCTATTTTATCTGCTGAATCGCACGTTCGTCCAAAAATTGTAAATTGTTCCATTGATGAATATGGAATTCTAGTTATGCACTTGAAATCTGGACGAAATCCGTCAAAAAGAACGCCAGAAAATATACCATACACGGAATCATCGATTGTTATACACCTTTCGCCATTGGGCAATTTCTTTCTCCCAATTACAGGGACGTGTAACTTTGCACTTTCCTCGGCAAAGAATCGCCCAGGCTCTGCAATAACCTTTTTAAATGGCAGGGTTTTGACTTCTTCACGTATAAAAGGTGTTAATTTGTCAGTAAAGAATGCATTGTTTTCAGAATTTCCCGAAAATCCTCCGCCAATGTCTAATATTTCAGGTGTAAATAAATGTCTATACTGCTCGAATGACCATAAAAACCGATGAACTGTCTCAAAGGCAGATCTGTAAGAATCCACAGAGGTACAGTCGCTTCCGACGTGGAATGCGATTCCATAAATATGAAAACGAGGCTCTCTTTGTAATAATTTGTGTAATTGATCAATGTGAAGACCAAATTTTTTGTTTAAAGGAATTCTTGACCCTCCTTTGTCGTCTACAAAAATGCGTAAAATGGGTTTTGATTGTTTGTATACATCATGTATTTTTTCAAGTTCAAAAGGATTATCAAAGGTCATGTATTGAATGTTAAATGTCTTTGCAGTGTATATTTCATCTCTTGATTTGCAAGGATTTGCGTATATAATGTCAGAATATCTTGCACCAACCGATTGTACTGCCCGTATTTCATCTGACGAGGCACAATCAAACCCCGCACCACCCCTATATAATTCGTCAAGAATGCAGTGAAGGTTATTGGACTTTACGGCATAGTGGGGGCGAATGTCGGGCAGACAGGACTTCCAGAAATTTAAACGAGCGCGTACATTCGGGAGGGATACAATTAGCTTCGACAGGGTTATTGGTATTACACGAGAAAAATATGTAAATAGAATGTAATATGTATGGACATTTTACAACCACTCAAAAAACGTTTTATCTCGTCTCATTGACGATTTTGATTAATTTTACATTTGCATTTATTTTATTTTTGTTTGTAGACAAAAGGGACTTTGAAAACTTGCCGATTGATCCCATTGATAAAATGCTGACACTCTTTTACTTTTCATTGACAACGTATACGACAATTGGATACGGTGACTTTATACCATTGAGTATGCGTGCACGCATTGCCACTTCAATCTTTATGATTTTTGTATATTCAGTGACAATTCTATTTATCACGCATTACTTTTAAAGATTAAAAGCTATATTATACAAATGTTTGATTATGATGATATGAATTTAATACCGGGATTTTGTATTGTAAATAGTCGTTCAGATTGCGATACGGGCATTGATAAATTCAGATCCCCTGTGATTCTTGCAAACATGGAATGTGTTATAAATGAAGAAATTGCAGAAAAAATGGCAAGAGAGGGATATTTATACATTATGCATCGTTACGGAGATACGTTTGAGTTTGTTCAAAATATGAATAAAAAAAAATTAATGGTATCTATTTCAGTTGGAGTCAATATTGACAGTGTTGAACTTTTAAATAAAATTATTCAAAATGATTTGAATGTTGATTACATTACAATTGACATTGCACACGGTCATTGTAATAAAATGAGACTTATGATTGAATTTATTAAAAATATTCTTCCAAACACTCGTATTATTGCAGGAAATGTATGTACGCCAGATGGGTTTACAGATCTTGAAAATTGGGGAGCATACATGATTAAGGTTGGAATCGGTCCTGGACAAGCATGCACTACATATAACGCAACGGGGTTTGGAAGTCGTGGGATTCAAGCATGGGTGATAAAGGAATGTGCAAAGGTCCGAAATACTGCAATTATTATTGCTGATGGCGGAATTCGGTGTCCTGGCGATATTGTGAAAAGCATTGTTTTAGGAGCACATTTTGTAATGGTTGGAGGAATGATGTCTGGGTTCAAAGATTCGCCGGGTAAAACGATTAAAATTGATGGAAAATTATACAAGGAATTCTGGGGAAGTGTATCTGTATACCAGAATGGAAAAACACAACGCGTAGAAGGAACAAAAAAACTTATTCCATTCAAAGACGAGTCCGTGTTTGACCATATGAAATACTTGATTGAATGTTTACAGAGTGCAATTTCGTATGGAGGTGGAAAAACACTGGTAGATCTGTATAACGTAAAATATTACATAAAGAAATAATTTAAAACGATAACGTGATATAAATATATGATGGAATATTTTCCTTATAACGTGAAAAATACTCCCTTACGATCCGAGGATGTGGAAAATATTCTGCGATCGTGTGGACAAGAATACAAGGTAAAAAACATTGCAATCTTTCAAAAAGCAATGATACATTCTACATATGTTCGTAGAACAGAATATACAACATTGACAGGAGAACCTGCTGTTCTTGCAAAGTGTCCCCGGGGTGTTATGGATTTACAGGATGAATCATATGAACAACTTGAATTTCGTGGAGATTCTTTGCTTGGAGCGGTTGTTTCAAACTATTTGTGTGAACGATTTCCAGATCAGGCACCCGGATTTTTAACAAACACGCGAAAATTAATTGTTCGTAACAAAACACTCGGACTATTGGCTCGGGATAAATTAAATCTTGACAAGTTTTTTGTTGTCAGTCGTCACGTAGAAGAAATGAAACCTGAACACGGAAGACAAAATATTGAAAAACTAGGAGATGTATTTGAAGCATTTATTGCCTCTCTGTGGATTGATTGTGACTATACTTTCAACGTAGTAAATGATTTTATTGTTGCATTAATAGAAACACATCTTGATATCCCTCTTCTTTTAAGAGAGGACGACAATTTCAAAGACCGCATGCAGAAATATTGTCAACAAAACTTGGGATTTACACCAACATATAAAATGATATCAGAAGAAGACGGCATATTTACAATGTGTGTGATAAATCAGACAGGGGATATGTTAGGAACTGGAAAAGCTGGAACGAAAAAACAGGCAGAACAAAATGCGTGTAAAAATGCTCTTGAAAAATTAAATGTCTTGTGAATGTTTAGATAATTGAAGCAATCTTGAATGCGTGACTTTAAATGTTTTCTTATGGTTTCGAACCCTTTTCCCGTTGCGACACGTTTTCCCACGATAGGTCTTCTTTTGGCAGCCAGATGCATAGTATTCAATTCTATTCCAAGATGGAAGATTTTTTACGTTTCCAGTCTCCTTTGCGATCGCGCGCATCATATTCTCAAACCATTTCATAAATGCAGAACGCGATAGGAGCGCATCATATACAATGTGTTCGTCAATAAAATGTTGTAGGACCTTTCGCAGGTGTCTATATGGATAGACGTCATATAAATTCATGAAAAACTCAAAGTGATTTCGTATTTTATCGCTGGTTATTTCCTCCTGCTTCTTTGGATAATTGTATACAATACAATATAGAAAATCCATACCCGGAGGAATATTCGGGGTTATCTTTAAAAGTCGTTCGTACACTTCTGAAACACATTCAAACGTTGGATCTTCTGGTGGACAAATTACGCGGGGATCTTCTGCACACTGATCGCGTAGTTTCTTGTTTACCCTGTTATGAAGATCGTATAACCAACGCGTAAGAGCAGTATTTGACTTTAATGCCGGGTGAAGTGCATATTCTGGTTGTGCCATGAAATTAGACGTGCTTTCACGACAAAATCGGCAAGGTAGAACATCCTTCATTGCGTTAAAAAATAATTCATACCTCCTTTTTGTCATTCCATTTGCGTTATTGGGGTATTCTTGTGCTATCAAATGGAGCAATTGCCATCCAGATGGACCCCAAAATCTTGTATCCATTACTATTTCTTCACATATATTAGTAATGAGCGATCCACAAGAGCAATCCGGCGTTCTTTCAGGAATAACTGGTGCGTTATCAAGAGTTTTGGAAGGAACGAAAAAAGCGGTTTCTTCTGTACTGCCACAGCAGGGACAAACTGCTGGGCGCCGCCGTAAAAGTCGCAAGAGCCGCAAGAGCCGCAAGAGCCGCCGCGGTGGTCAACCGGTTCCAGAAATGCCCGCAGGTCATCCAGTATTGCGTCGCGGAGAACCTGCTGACTACGCTCCATTACCAGACGTATTAGAACAACCCGCACATGCGGGCGTCGGAATTGCGTCAAATGTCCCGGGTGCGCCCGAAGTTCGTGAAGGTGGTCGCCGGCACCGAAACCGCAGAACTCGTAAATCAGGAAGAAAGTATTAAAACGAATGATTCGTGTATTAGTTGTCGAAATAACAAGTATACAAAATGTTAAAAGTAGGAGATCTTTCAAGAGCCCCCGATGTTGTTACTAATTATGCATTTCCACTGGATCCATTCCAAAAAATTGCTATTAAAAGTATTCAAGAGGAAGAAAATGTGATGGTAACTGCCAAGACAGGCAGTGGCAAGACGTTGGTTGCAGAATACCAAATTGAATATTCTTTGGCAAAAGGACGACGTGTGTTTTATACAACACCAATTAAATCTCTTTCAAATCAAAAGTTTCATGATTTGAAAAAGATGTACAAAAATCGTGTTGGAATTATGACGGGCGATATTAAATTTGCTCCTCAATCGGATATTGTAATTTTAACAACTGAAATTCTTCGAAATTTACTTTTCAAAATGGGAACATCCACTGAACATATTGGAACAACTGCGATGCTATCAATGACAGATGTGGATGCAGTTGTATTTGACGAGTTTCATTACATTATGGATCCCGAACGTGGAAAAGTGTGGGAGGAGTGTTTAATTTTATTGCCACCGCATATCAAGGTCATTTTGCTTTCTGCTACGATTCAAAGTCCTGAATTGTTTGGTGAATGGCTAGCGAAATTAAAGAATAGAAATTTAACATTGGTTTCTACTGAATATCGCGTGGTTCCGTTGCGCCATTGTGTTATAAAAGGAAATGAAGTAGACATTGTCATGGACAATAAGAATATCTTTTACAAGGACGCATATAATCGCTACCTTGTTTATTTGAAAAATCAGCAGGAAAAGAAGCGAATACACGAAGAAGCTGTGCGAGATAGAAAATTGGGCGGGTATGAAGATGCTCCAATTGTCAAGGATTCTCATAGCAAGTCATTCCTGTTTCAAATGAATGAAACCATTCAATTTCTTACACAACGTAATTTACTTCCTGCATTATTCTTTGTATTTTCTCGGTCTCACTGCGAAGCACTTGCCGATAAGGTTGAAGATACTCTTTTGAGTCACGAAGAATCTGCGTCGGTTCGACGTATTGTTGGGTTTTACCTTTCGAGATACGACGAATTAAACAGACTCCCACAGTACAACCAATTAATGAAAACCCTAGACAAAGGTGTAGCATTTCACCATAGCGGACTCCTTCCATTGTTAAAAGAAATAGTAGAATTATTGTTTAATCAAGGTCTTGTTCGTATATTGTTTGCAACAGAGACGTTTGCAGTAGGAATCAATATGCCAACAAAAACTGTTGTGTTTACAAGTTACCAAAAGCACGACAATGACGGGATGAGACTATTGCGAACAGATGAATACATTCAAATGGCGGGAAGAGCTGGCCGAAGAGGGAAAGATACAGAAGGGCTTGTTCTATATCTTCCAGAACGTAAACCCGAATCCATTGAAAATGTTCAAAAAATGATGACTGGAAAACAACAGGTTCTATGTAGTCGTCTAGATTTTCACTATGACTTTCTAATAAAAAGTTTACTTCTCAATCGGTCGTGGTTAGACATTCAAGAAATGTCTTATTGGAATCGTCTACGAAGACAGGAGATTGATTCGTATGAATCCCAAATTGCGAAAATATCTGCGGTTCCTGATATTCCAATTGCGGATTTTGAACAGCGAGAACATTACGAGGTTACAATTAAAAACACAAACAATGCTCCTCGCAAAGAAGCACAGCGCGGATTAGAACAATGGAAAAATAAACATATGGGGCCACGATGGGAAGAAGGGTGGAAAAGATATCGCCAATACAAGGCAGATCAAGAGACGCTGTTAACCATTCAAAATGAAATCAAAAAATTAAATAAGAACGATAATGATTTTCTAACGTATTTAGAAAGATTTGGATTTGTTCACGAAGGAAAGTTGACGAAATTAGGAATTCTTGCCAGCGAAGTAAATGAAGGACATTGTCTACTTCTTTCAAAAATGTACTATGATGGTCATTTAACATCGTTGACTCGCAATGAATTAATTGCCTATTTTGGATGTTTTATTGAAGAAAACGAAGAAGTGCCATTGAATGTTCCAGATCAAATACGCAGTGCAATCAATAAAACAGCAGATTTGTCAGATGAATTTTGTAAAATTGAAACGAGAAATACAAGCCCAGATACATTTTGGAAAATCCATACATACTGGCCAGAAGTTTTGTACAGATGGATGAATGGAGAAGAATTGTCAGTTCTCTGCGCGGAATACGGAATTTATGAAGGCAATATGACAAAAGCGTTATTAAAAGTATCTAATATTGCAGATGAATACATAAATATGGCAACCATTTTACAAGACATTGAAACTCTTGAAAAATTACGAGATATTCGGCAAGATATCGTTCGGGGCATCGTTGTCCCCGACAGCCTATATTTGAGAATATAAATTCAAAACGAATGTCATTGTATTGTTTAGTGTTGTTTTTCAATCAAAAATGAAAATTTCAGGTGTTCTCGATATATTGTCCAAGACCAAATATGGAATGACATCTCGGGGGGTTCCAATGTATTTGTTTACTCCATTGAATCCAGATATGCCTCAAATGATTTGTGCGTGTTCATTAAAAGAAGAAGTCACAAAAAACATACTTGTTGTTGCTGAAAAAATGACTGACGATAAACTTCCTCGTGGAAAGATTGTCCATTTTCTTGGAGAATGCGGAGACATTCACGCAGAAGAATCTGCAATTCATTATGCATATGCTCCCGAATATTGGTGTGCATTTCCAGACATTGTAGAACCAAATATTCCAAATAAATTTATATTGGACGTTGACACTGTAAATATAGACCCGGAAGGATGTATTGATATTGATGACTGTATATCCTTTTGGGAACACCACGTTGCAATTACAATTGCAGATGTTGCTGAATGGATTAAAGTAAATCCTTGGATGACGTGCGCATCCAAAATTGGCCAAACACTTTATATGAACGGAACCCCTGTTCGCAAGTTATTTCCACACGAATATCAAATGTCATTGATTCCCTCTGAAAAACGTTATGGAATTTCATTAATATTTGATTTCATTGGAAATACCATATCCAATATGCGATTTGAAAATGTCATTGTAATCAATAAAAAAAGTTATACATATGAAAATTGTGGACAATGGAAGTATGCAAAAAGACTACAAAAACTTGCAGAACATATCGCAGAAAAACGATTGGATGATCCACACGAATGGATTGCAGAATTAATGAAATTTTACAATCGTCAAGTCGCATCGTGCGTTGCAGCCGCGGGATTTGGACTACTCCGCGGACACGATGCACCGTCAATGGAAAAAGTAGAAGCATATAGAAAGATTGGTCTTCCAGAACATCTTGCATTTTCAAGTGCACAATATTACCCTGCAACTGACAATGTAGAACATTGTGGGTTGGGAGGGGTATATTGTCACGCTACGTCTCCTATCCGGCGATATGCCGACTGTGTCAATCAAATGGCATTAAAAGGAATGGATATTGAAGATTGTCATGCACAACTAAATAAATTACAAAAGTATGCCAAGAAACATTCACGAGACTTGACATTTCTACATGTGATTCACAAGAATACCAAGGTAAGCGGAATTGTTGTGAATTCGCGACGTATTTGGTGCGCAGAACTTGAATGTATGATTACTTGTGAAAACGATGGATTTCCTGGGAAAAAAATGGATATATGCTACTTTTATGATCCAAACAAGCCTACATGGAAAAAACGCCTTGTCTTTCGCGCTTTGGACACGAACCACACATCTTCTCCTTTACAGGAGCAATAATTTGAGTGGGTTTTGTGAAGTATAATATAAGAAACAATCCCGCAAGCCCACTAACAACATAACACCAGTTTCGTAGCAAAAAAGATGGTATAGAATACAAGAATGAAACAGCCTGTTGAAATAATGTAGGCTGAGGTGTGATAAACTGACCTCCGCGCATCTTTTACTTTAATAGTTCATTTAATTTTTCAACTGCCTTGTTTTTCCATTCAATAATAATAGTAATTCCGCGCTCTTCGGGTGTTCTATCCGGATCTACTTCGTGTTCTTTTAAATTGGTTAGACGCAATTTATAATCAATATCTCGCCTGCACTTCATAATAAAATCAAGTAGTTCTTGGGGCGTATACGCTGCATAATATAATTCTGAATAACTAGACATTTTAGAGATATACGATACATTACATAAGCAATGGGCATTCCGTTTTACTTTGTTTCATTAATCAAAAAGCACAAGGGTATTGTTTCAAAAGTTCGTGTAAAATTGGAACCCGACATTCTTGCCATTGATTTTAATTGTTTAATCCATACATATATTGACAATAAAAATCCAATTGAATCTGTCATTGTTGCACTTGAAAAAATAATCAAAGAAACATGTAGTCCGCGAAAGAAATTATATGTCGCGATGGATGGTGTTGTTCCGTATGCTAAAATTGTCCAGCAACGATATCGTCGGTTTCGAAAGAATACAGAAGTTTCCGAATTTGATCGCCACCAGATTTCACCAGGTACACCTTATATGAAAGAACTGGCAAGTGCCGTTCAACATAAATTTCCCCATGCAATTATTTCTTCAACCGCCGAAGAAGGTGAAGGAGAACACAAAATTTTTCAGTGGTTGAAATCTCTTTCAAAAGAAGAACGAAGAAGCGTCTGTATTTATGGTTTAGATGCTGATTTAATTTTATTGTCACTGGCGCAACGAGGCCTTGCCCTTCCAAGGTCTTTTTGGTTGCTTCGTGAAAACCAGACATTTGGTGACAAGGAAACTCCTGGGTTTTCTATATTGAATATTGGAGGTTTTGAATTAGACATGCCAATTGAGCAATATATTATGTTGTCCACAATGTGTTTTGGAAATGATTTCGTGCCTGCTCTTGGATTTTTTTCATTAAGAGAAGGCGGATATGAAAGAGGACTACACATATACAAGCAATCGGGCAATCCTGATCTATTGACAGCGGCCGGAAGACGACAGTTTTTACAAGTTGCAGGTTCCCAAGAATTCAATTTGTATAGAGAAAAAGTTACTGAACGCGGAAATTACAGTTTTGAACGTGCGGTTGTAGTTCCAGATGGTTCACATTTTGAAAGACGCTATAATCTACACGTTCAAGATGGAGTCCAAGATGTTTCAAAAGTTGTAGAAGCATATTGGAAAATTGTTCATTGGACACATACCTACTTTACACAAAATAATCATTTAAATTGGGAGATATATTATCCTTATCCGGAAGCCCCGTTGATTTCACAACTTTTACAGCATTCTGAACCGAGTATTCAGTGGAATGAAACACCTAAGTTTACAATTACAAGCCAACTGCAATTTATTCTTCCAAAAAAATCAATTCACGGTGCGAAAAAACTATCAAAATTTCCAGATGAATTTTACGACGAAGAAACACAGACGCGGTTTCCTTGGATGAGAAGATATACATGGGAAGCAGAGCCAAGAATTTCTCTACCTAGCGAAGACTTGACAAGCGTCCAACCTTACCTATTTTAAGAGCTGAAAAATGTTTAGAAGGAGCGACAATTTTTGGAATATTGGGCGTGCTATTTAAAACACTCAAATTGTGAATGAGAGGAGAAGTGTTTATGTTTGAAAATTGTAAAAGATCGTCCCATGCAAATGACCGTTTACTCCAATAACTATCTTCGATGAGGAATAACTCCTTTAAACGAGGAGCATTTGCAATCCCCTGCAATGTCATATTGTGCATCCAGTCTGTACGAATGAATACGAGATATTCGCGACGTTTTTGTGATGCAGTTTCTTCGGGCAATATTTTTTTGAGTTCGTGTATGCTTTCATCAAATGTGTATATTTTCTTGTATATTCTCGTGTTTACAGTATTGTGTGCACGAAATACAAATTCTAAAAGGTTTCTTCTTGACGCATTCCAATTTGGATTTCTTTGAATATACCCTTCAAACATTTCTTCAAAATGTTCCATACACGATGGACATACAATTGTCCCTTTGAATAAATTAAACCAACGCGTAATCAATTCTTTTTCATATGAACTCGGGTTGTCTGGATAACACGCAGAAATTGAATGCAGTGTCATCCAACCAAGTGGTCCCCACAATTTCGTCATTAGAAAATACAAATACTTTATATTCAAAGAAGACCCGCTCCAACCGAGTCCGCATATAATGTACGCAGAACGGTAGGGGGGATATTCTTCTTGTCCGCTCCGATAATTTTCTTTTCAATCAATTTTTTACGTATTGTTCCAATATCTGTTTTCATTGCGCGGTTTCTTGCAGTTTTGCGCGCCTTTTCAATTCCGCGTACAGTCATAAGTTTCACTGATTTTCTTGTTGGTGGCATTTTTGATGGATTTCCTGACGGAAGAATCTTTCCAGTCTTTTTCAGAATGCTTCTTGGAAATGTTCGTATGGTCTTCATTTTACGTTTGCGACCGCCCTTCATTCCTACTTGTAAATCAGGTGAATATGCAGGTGTAGGATTCGTTATCGTGTATGTATGTGCGCTTTTATCTGCACCGCTAAACGCAGGGTCACTGTTCTCTTTGATAATTGTGATTTGTGTTCCAGGAATGGCAAATTGAGGATCCCACAAAGCCATACTATTATTTAATCAAAACGGAATAAAAACTTACGGATAAATTGGAATATTATAAGAATGGAAGCAGTACGCGCATATTTCAAGCAAGGGATTTCTCGCTTTTCCGAGGCACAAATTGAACCCTTTGAAGATTTCTTGTATAACAAACTTCCATTGATTCTTCGTTCCACCCCTGCAATCGTTGTGTGGCACGAGCAGGACGAGGTCTCAAAAAAATACAAGTATGAATTTCGTCTCTCATTTGATAATGTCAGTTATTTGAAACCACGTATTCAAGAAGCAACAGGTCGTCTAAAACCAATGATTCCATATGAAGCACGCATTCGCAACTTTACATATGCAGCACAAATGTTTGTGGATATTCAACTTGTGGTTCGTTCATATTATGGAGACGGACTACTGCAATTTAAAGAAGAAACAAAAAAGTTTGAAGGAATTTCTCTTGGTAAAATTCCAGTCATGCTAGGTTCTTCGTTGTGTGTTATGAAGGATTATCCGTTATCTCTTGAAGAAATGGGAGAATGCCCTCATGATCCTTTTGGATACTTTATTATTCATGGAAGTGAGCGGACGATTCTATCGCAAGAAAAGGTTGCAGACAACCGTATCATGACGTTTCAATCAAAAAAGACAGCAACAAAATACACGTATTCGGTGGAGATGAAAAGTCTTCATGAAAGCTTTACACTTCCTCCAAAGAAACTTGAAATGAGAATTTCAAGTAAATTCAACGGTCTCGGATATCCAATTGTCGTTTGTGTTCCGCGGTTCAAAGAAGATATTCCACTGATGGTGTTCTTTCGGTGTCTAGGTATCACCAAAGATAAGGAAGTGTTTGATCTTCTTGGAATTGAAAGCGATGTTCTCGCAGCCTCTTTTAAAGAGTGTGCCGATCTAAACATCTTTACAGAGGAAGATGCAGTGCTATATTTGTCCCATCATTTACAATATCCGCCTGCTACCGAAGATAAAACTGCACACGTTCGCGAACTATTGACTACCGAATTCCTACCACATGTTGATCTTGCAGGTGAAAAGAAGTCGGGCATTCATAATGTTCGCAAGGTAAAGTGTATGATTTCTATGTTAGAAAGATTAATTAAAGTATCGGGAGGCAAGCGTCCACAAGATGATCGCGATTCGTATCCAAATAAACGCGTTGTAACCACTGGGGCTTTGTTGACGCACTTGTTCCGTCAACTGTTCCAAAAGGTTTGCAAAGATATTCGTAGTAAATTCGTTCACGAAATCAACAATGATAATTGGAAAAAGAATGGGCGACCGCTGGATGTACTGACTCTTTCAAATTTATACAAGATCATCAAAGTATCTTCTATTGAAGGAAAACTTAAACAGGCATTAGCAACCGGGAACTTTACGGTACAAGGATTGGGAACATCAAATTCCACGTCATTGTCAAATGCAACAAAATCGGGCGTTTCACAAGTTCTCAATCGTATGTCATATAATGCAACTCTTTCACACATTCGTCGTATTCAAACGCCAGTTGAAAAGTCGGGTAAGCTATTGGCACCACGAAAACTTCACGGAACTTCGTGGGGCTTTGTATGTCCAGTAGAAACACCAGAAGGACATTCGGTTGGCATTGTAAAAACAATGAGTCTTCTTGCAACAATTACAGGGCACGTTCCGTCATCTGCTGTATTAAACATTCTAAAAGACATTCCAGAGGTTCAGTGGTTACAAAGTGTTTGGTCAAAGGGAAATGTTGCCATTCTTGTAAACGGCGCGATTATTGGATACACCAATGAACCTGTACTTGTACACGCCCGTCTAAAAAAGGCAAAGTACTGCGGCGATCTTCATCCTCATATTTCCATTGCATGGAATGTGATGGAAAATCAAATACTCATTGAAACCGATGCTGGAAGACTCGTTCGTCCAGTATTCCGTGTAGTAAATGGAGCCCTATGCGATTTTCCGGTTTCAGACAATTGGGAAGATTGGGTAAAGACATGTATTGAATACATTGATTCCAATGAATCAGAAGTAGTTCGTATTGCAATGTTTCCTTCAGAAATCAATAAACATCATACACATTGTGAAATTCATCCACATATGATTTTGGGTCATATGGCATCTACAATTCCACTTTCAAATCACAATCAATCACCTCGAAATGCATATCAGTCTGCGATGGCGAAACAATCCATGTCTTTGTATGCATCAAATTACACGAAGCGTCTGGATAAGAATGGATATCTTCTGTGTAGCCCCGAAAGACCGATTGTAGAAACACAAATTATGGACATTTTACGAATGAATGAAATGCCGTCGGGGTGCAACGCAATTGTTGCAATCGCGTGTTATTCGGGATACAATCAAGAAGATTCTGTTATTTTAAATCGCGGAAGTCTACATCGCGGATTTATGCGAGGTCTGTATTATACACTTTATAAAGACGAAGAACATCGCAACGTTGCATCTGGTCGTGAAGAGAGATTTTCAAAGGCACGACAAGATACAACACGAGGATTCAAAAGCGGTTCATATTCTGCGATTCAAGAGAATGGAATTCCAATGAAAAATGCAATCATTCAAGAAAATGATGTAGTCATTGGAAAAGTTGTGAATGTAAAAACCGATCCACACGGCTATCTGTATCGTGATTTATCTACTACTCACAAGAATACAGAATCTGCACGCATTGATGGAGTATGGCAGGATAAAAATTCTGACGGATATCCATTTGTAAAGGTACGTGTAGTTTCAGAGCGTATTCCCCAAATCGGTGACAAGTTTGCGTCACGATCCGGGCAAAAGGGAACGTGTGGAATGATTTTAGATGAATGTGATATGCCATTTACTGCAAGTGGTCTTCGTCCGGATATTATTATGAATCCCCATGCGATTCCGTCACGCATGACGATTGCCCAACTGCTTGAAACGATGTATGGACGGGTTGGGACTCGTCTAGGAACGCTTGGTGACGGAACACCATATACACATCTTGGACTACCCGAACTCCGGCAACACATGTTGAATCTTGGACTCCATCCCCACGGCAATGAAATCATGTACAATGGAATGACCGGCGAAATGATGGAGGTTGAAATCTTTATCGGGACGACACATTATCAAAGACTCAAACACATGGTCATTGACAAGCAACATTCGCGATCAAAAGGTCCAATTGTTTCCTTGACACGGCAGCCATGTGAAGGTCGGTCTCGTGACGGAGGTCTGCGTATTGGAGAAATGGAACGTGACGTCTTTATCGCACACGGAATCTCTGCGTTTGCAAAAGAGCGTCTAATGGACGTTTCAGATCCGTTTACAACCGGAACATGTATCAAGTGCGGTTCACTTTCAACCATGAATGAAAAAGATAAGTTATACGAATGTCGTAATTGTGGCAACAAAACAGGTCTAGAATACAAGACCATTCCGTATGCAGTTAAATTGTGGTTGCAAGAGCTAGAAGCAATGCACATTAGTCCAAGGTTGATGGTATGACGAAGACATCAAAAGATGTTAGATAATGGATTATATATAAAATTATATACAAAATGAGCCTTGAAGTCGTTGTCGGTCCAATGTTTTCTGGAAAATCATCGTATGTGTATTTAGTTGTCAAGAGATACAGAAGTATAGGCGTCCCTGTGGTTGTTATTAAACCCACGAGTGACAATCGTTATTCTATTTTGCCTGAAATTGTCACACACGACGGAGTGCGATTTGAGTGTGTTCTTACCAATAAAAATTTAATGGAACTAGATCATCAATTCACAAAAGCCAAAGTGATTATTGTTGAGGAAGCACAATTTTTTGATGATCTTGAACTGTTTGTTCGTTGTATGGTGGAAAATTTTAACAAGGATGTCATTATTGTCGGCCTTGATGGAGACTACAATCGCAAGCCGTTTGGTCAAATACTTCAATGTATTCCACTTGCTGATAAAGTTATAAAGTTGAATGCGCTATGTTCTATGTGTGCAGACGGAACGCCGGCATTATTCAGTTATCGCAAAGTTGATGAAGACGGACAAGTTCTAGTTGGTGGTGCAGATAAGTATGAACCTCGCTGTCGTGCCTGTTATCTTATGCGATAAGCCGTGTCAGACAATGTGAATACAAACATTCTATTCTGTCTACTTGATATCAATGATTTACAATCAATTTGTCCGCTCGCAGTAAAGGTTGCGACTGCACTTTGTGTTGCCCCCGCGGTATATTGTGCAATATATTTGAATACTTGTCCATTTGAATTATAACCATATACATATGGTCCAGGGCCACCAGTTGAAATATCCAATGTTGGCGAACAATTTTCGTCTACATTTTCAATTGATTTCCATGTAGTAAACCCCGTTGTATTTTTTCGTATGCCATACAGAACATTACAAGTTGTTGTAAAAAACGACCATATTCTTCCGGTGCTATCAGTTGTTACGGCTGGGGAACTTTGTATATTTCCAGAAACTGTTGTAGTCCACACAAGAAGACCATTTGAAGTAAGCGCATATAAATTTGACCCTGCTCCAAATATGTAATTACTTCCAATTAGGTTTGGTGTAGAAGTAACCGGTATTCCAAATGTACTTGTGCCGCTTGGATATTTCCAAACGAGCGTTCCATCTGTTCTGCGATATGCGTATACACTCCCTCCCAATCCTGAACCGACAACAATTAGGGATCCAACGTATACTGAACTTCTATATGTTTCTGATCCAGCGAGTGTTTTACTCCATATAAGATCTCCGGTAGATGCTTCGTAATTATACAACGTGTTTCCTGCCGTAAAAAAAACATTATCTACCGAAGCATTGGAATTTGTAAAACACCCCGGGGATCCAAATACCTGCTTTCCAGTTGTTTTTTGCCACAAGACATTCCCGTTTGAATTGAAACGATAAAAATCACCATTATTTGTTGCAACCACAAGTGCACCGGTATTGGCGACTGACGGACTCGAGGCAGTAACAGGCCTTCCAAGGTTGTATAAAATCGTTGGTGAATTAAACAAAGTTCCCGCAGACGTATCAAAACGGTATATTACACCCGAGGTATTTATTGCATATATTTCACTTTGAGGACCAAACGCAGGTGAAGTTCTAAAATTACCAATTCCAGTTATTTCTGATATATTTGTTAAATTTTGAATATTTCCAGAACGCCCAGTTCGTCGTGTATTAAATTGGTTGGTTGCAATTTCTGTTATCACAGTAGGAACAACCGGAATAGGAATCGGCGGAGGCGGTGGGATTGGTTGAACTACGAGCGGAATTGTAGGACACAATTGAAATACAAGTGAAGGAACACATGATATGTTTGGGTCCGGTGTTAAATATGGTCTATTTGGAGATCCCCACCTCCAATATTCTCGTGGGTTAAAAGGAACAATTGCACGTTTACAGTTTCCCGGAGATGCAATACCACAATTCACTTGTTTGAATTGAGGTGCAGGGACAACTGGGGCATTTCTTGGAATAAAATTAAATGTAATTCTAAATAGTTGACTTCCGACTCCACCAGAAACATCAGAAGAAATATAAAGACCGCTTGATACAGATAATACACAACGAGGATTATTTAATTGCTGTAAAAGAGGATCTGTTGTTGACCCTTCTGTCCCCCCTGCAACTTTAAGAATTGTATTGTTAGAATTTATAAACCCATTTACAATATTTGAAGTGGGATAATTAAAAAATAAATTATCATCGTTATCAAACGACATTGAATTAACTCCAGAACCTCCCCCAAGTGCGACTTGTGTTTGTAAATTTCCCGTTTCATTTTCAAAATCATATGAATAAATATTTCCACTGTATTTATCTGTAACGAATAATTTGCTTTCTTGTGCGTTAAAATCTAAATCTCCTAATTGAAGTACATTTGGAACGGGGTATCTGTATAAAATATTAAATTTTCCCGTACTTCCATAGTCATTAAAGTAATAAATAGCATTTCCATTTTCTGCTACGAGGTATACAAATTCCTCTGTGTCGGCAGTAACACCGCCAGTATTATCATTTCCGGTATATATATCCTGGGTCGCAGTTATAGTTGTTATGTTTGAATCACCAATATCTTCTCCGGCATACCGATAGCAGTGTCCACAAGTGTTTATAAACATGACTACTCCGTCGGGAGACACAGATATACCTGTAATTGGTGTGTTAATAGATGGATCCAATGTTATTTGTACAGAAGGAGTTCCATTGCTATCTCCATCCCAAAAACGATATAAATTACCACTAGCAGTTCCAACCAAAATAAAAGGTGATGTACCAATTTGTGGCGGATTGTATTTTTCTAACGCAGTTATAGTTCCGTCAGTGTTTGACCACGCTATATTATAGTCTAAAATAACGTTAGAGATACTCATTACTAAACAAGTCGCAAATAAAATAAGAGAGACAACGATATAGCATCGTGAATGACTGCTCCCCAGTATGCTGAATACCAACTTGTTTTAAGTCCTAAAATCATAATGAGAATCAAAACAATTGATCGCAAAAAGGTATTAATCAAGACATTTGACGTCGGAAATAACCACATTTATTACTAACGAGGGATTAATGTTGCTGTTCGCGCCGGTGAAAAAGAAGGACTGCTAATGGTAATTGTCGGACTTGCAGAACTCGTTGGACGGCTGGATGTGGGAATAAAACTACTAAAAAACGATGTTGTTGCCGGGCGCACTTTGCGCAAGATTAATAACAATGCAAATAAAATCAAGAACCCTATGAATACATCTAAAATAATATTGAAGGAAGATGGAAACCCTGCAAAATACGAGACAATCGGAAGAGGCGATGATTTTATTTCTTCTACATATTCAGAATATCCCGGAGTAGTTAATTCAACATATCTATTGTAATTTGAAAGTTTTGTTTGTTTATCCTGTAACAAATTCTGTAAAAATGTTAGATTTCCAGAAATTCCGGTATTTAGTGCAGATTGTTTATCGCGTATAGAAGCGATTGAATCAGTGTATCCTTTTTGAACTTCTGCTTCGCTATCTAAACTGTCATATTGATTCTTGTATTCCTGAATGACTGGCTGTAATTTCTCTGTTTGAAGTCTCTTTTTTTCTTGTTCTAACCAAGCATCGCCGTTTTTAAGACTATAATACCGAATCCGCGCTCCTTCAAATATTTCAGGTTGTAAATCTCTATTTCGTGCCGCATCTTGAAAATATTTGAATGCTTTTGCTATTTCTGCCTCTCTATCCATTATTTATTGGTGACAGCAAAGTATATTGCGACTCCTAGACCCGCAGACAGACCCAGAACCGCAACAATAGACGTTATACTTGAAGGCAAAATGAGTCCCGCAGTTAAATAAATCAACAAAACAACAGCAAGTGTAAATGTCAATATTTGAAGAGGAAGCATCTTTTTGCTGTATCCCGCTTCTTCCTTCTTTCCTTGGCGTATTTGACTGCGCAGTTTTTCTGCTTCTTCAAGAGTCCCAGAAATGTTTCCAGATAGATTTGTTGCTTCTGATATTATGTCCGATGCCTCTTTACGTGTCATTCCAGCAGATACTTCTGCTTGTGTAATTCGTACATCTCCGCCAAGAGAATTTACATCTCGTTGTAATTCTTGGTCTCTTTCTCCAAATTCATTCAGAACTACATCCTCATTTTCATTATCCAACCGCTGAAAAATATTTCCTCTTGATGCAGTTTCATTTGTTGTCATCCATACGCGCGATGTTCCTGGATTCACTGATACGGATGTGACATTTCGTCCATCGGTTGATACTTTTTTACATAAATCTTCACTATCATACGGAAACGCACACCGTTCAAGCGTTCCATATTTTGCAGGGTCGGTTGGAGTCGCATAAATTGCAGTATTGTCAATTGATGTAGACAATGGAATCTTATTTTGAAGTCCACGAAGTTCTACCCATCCACCTTGACCTGTTCCTGTTCCTTTGTATGTCTTGTATACACCATTTTCAAGTTGAATGTTGTATACGCTTCCTGCGCTTGCTGAAAATGTTCCTTGGTTAAGTCCAGTTCCACCCGGTTGAGGAATATCTACCCAGTTGTTTGTATTACACGGTTTTGCACATCCCTTCTTACCTAAAAATAAAAACGCATCCGATACTTCAAGATTGTTTCCGTCCCCTTGTGCATCGTAACTTTCCCACGAACCCGACCCGTCTACTGGCATACGTGCAAACTTTCTTTTGCGTTGAGTTACAGGTGAAACTTGTTTTACAAGTGAAAATAAAGTCGGTGGCTGTCCATATGCAAAGTCGCCGGTGCTTTCATTTATAATTTTTATATTCCCATGTGCAGATGCTAAATTGGTTGAATTTGGAAAGGATGAATTCCATGAAAAGATTTCCCAAGGACCTGGCGAATCATCTGGGTATGTTGTAGATGTTTCAAATGCCCCCGGAACTGTCGGTATCGCGGTTAACCATTTTCCGTCAAGCGTTTTGAAACCAATACTGCTTCCGGTTAGATATGCAATTCGAAATGTAGTGGGAGTAGTAGAAAGTCCAGTATTTCCAATGTAACGATTTCCAGTCTGTATAACGACATTATCATTTTTTTGAATGTCGGAAGAAGGTGTGACAGTCTCGTCGGTTTCATATAGGATATATACATATTGTGCATCGGTAACAATATCAAGAACCGCCGCAGGAATAGCAACATTCTTCCAATTAGCATCTGAACAAGGTTCCTTGCAATACCAGACGCCCCCATAAACTCTCTCTATCCCCCACGAATACCCACCCGACGAAGACGAGACTTGGCGTAAATAACCTGGAACATTTGTCCACACTCCAAATGTTGAAAGTTGATTTTTAATGTAAGACAACAATGAATCGGATTTTTGACGATAATCCGCCATCCCTTATATTACTTATTGAAAAACTTACACAGCGGAACGGATAATCGGTTGCCAACTTGAATCTCTGCAAGTTGAGAATAATCAATTTGTGCATGTTTTGTGCTTTGAAATGTAGGAAGCGAGGTATTCGCTCCGACTACCTGCAATCTGCGCGCCCGTGTTACTTCTGATGCATTCAATGGAAGTTGCTTTTTATTGGGTGCGACATATCCGGCACCCGAACATCCCGATGCTGTTCCAACTAGAATATATGATATAACTCCCGACATTATATATACTATGATAATATAATGGATAGCGAAGTATATCAACAAACCCAATCGGGGCAACTCGCTTCTGCGATGGAACAATATAAACTTGTCAATGAAGGATATGTACGTTTGGTTCGTCTAGCACTCAACGCAGAACCTTCAAAAAGACAAGAGATACTGATCACTATTGAAAATCAAAACAAGAGATTACAGGACATTGTTGAAAAAATACTTCAAATGTGGAATGGAAACAAGGCAAAGCTCACAGAATATGGTAAATACAAGATATCCGAATTGAAAAAGAAATTAGAAGACTACAAACGACAAATGGAAGAACTTAAACAAGCACAAGATGAAGTTGTAAAACTTCAAATTTTAAATCAAACTATTCAAGGAGAGAATAAACAGGATAGAACAATGTATTTTGGATACATTATTGCATCCCTTGTATTGCTAGTTCTCGTCTTTGTGATGTTTGTATACACTTCGTTTTCAAGAACATCAAATTGGTCTTTCTTTTCTTCGTCGTCTTCCTCCTCCATTCTTCCGTCTTC